TTTGTAAATAAAAAAAGAGTTGCGCGACCAACACAACTCTTTTCTGATGTCGCTAAGACTTATTAGCGGTGGCAAGCAACATTACAATAAAATCAATTAAAGTAAGAAGACATCGCCGACGGCTTAATGAGGGCGGTGTTTTTTCTTACTCTTCTTTGGTTGAATCTTCACTGGTGGAGGGGATTCGGATTCTTTACCAAAGGTCTTAAATGATTGGACTAGTTTACTTGAAGCATTGACTAGCTTGGTTGATGCATTAACACATCTAGTAAGTGACCAAATTACTAGAGTAATGCCACCAATCATCTTCACTATTAGTAAGCACACACTCGTAAAGAGCATGTCTTTAGCGCACTCCCTTCTTGCGGACAGAGGAGAGTACCACAAGCTTACGCTCATAGTGACCACCACCCTTTCGTGGATTACGCCACCGCCATTAAATCTTTTTGACGTTAATATTATATCATACGATTACAATAAAACAGTTAAACTATAGAATAATACTGCTCACAGCGTCTAAAATAATCCTTGACAAGTTTTGACTTACGCTAATTCACAAATGTGATACAATAACATTCAGGGAATCTAAATATGGATTCCTACCTTCCTAAGATGGCTCCACTTGATGTGGGGCTTTTTATTTATCTTCATAATGCGTATGCTATTCATCTGTTATAATTAAATAGTTATTTTACAAAAATCGGAGGAGTAATAATGGCCCCAATAATTTTAATTTTCTTTTTGGCTGGAGTCATCGGATATAAATTTAAGAAGCAGGATGAAGAAACTCGACAAAAGTTGCAATTAGAAAAAGATAGAGAGCGTGTCAAAGCTGAAAAAGAAGCTGAGTTAGCTCAAGAAGAACAAAAAGAACTAGAAGAATTCAAACAATCTTTTGATAGTTTTATTGGTGATAAATTCAGGTTTATTGCCATAAAAGGAGATAGAATATATCTAGATAAAGATAGATATTTTGATAATCTGCATAGCCTTTGCTATGTAATGGACGAAACATTATCAAATAATCGTCATTTCCTTTTGATAACCCCAGATCATAAAATCTATCCTACATTCCTGGACGGATTCAAACAAGATCAATTAAAGTATCTTCAAAGCGAATTAGAGCAGCATAAAATAAAACGATTAAATATGTGGTTCTTTTTTCCGGGAAGAGGAGAGTTTCAACCATCGCTTAATGCAAACAAACTACCTCGTGGTTATCTAATGTACAAAACAAATGAACAAAGTGATTGGTTCTATTTTTCTGATGCAAAGGACAATAGCAAGTGGTATCTAACTAACATAGATTATCAGCCTAAATATGTGACTGATTATGACGTTAATACTACAATTCATACAGAGGGTAATATGAGTGGAAGAGCTGGTTCAGCTATTGTTGGTGGACTACTTGCTGGTCCCGCGGGAGCAATGGTTGGTGCTTCGATGGGGAGAAAGATTGACGCCACTTCTACAACAACCAATACACAAATGGCAATGCAAAGGGAAATACCATCTGCTGCTTTACTATTCTTTAAGGACGAGAAAAATAAGGAAGTTCGATTGGACTTCATGATGAATAATTCTCAAGTACTTTTTTTAAAGAAAAACTTTATGACAAATAGAAGTGAACCAAAGAAAGAGTCTTTAATCGATGAACTACGAGATTTAAAATTATTGGTTGAAGAAGGCATTTTGACCGAAGAAGAATTTGCTAGGAAAAAGGCAAAAATATTAGATATATAAATTACATAACCTAGTAGTCTGAAACAGATTACTAGGTTATTTTTATTGCTTTCAACTTACGTGTTATTTTGTAATAATAACACGTAGAAAAAACTGTTAAAAAAGCATTGATTTTTATGCTAAAATAAATACATGTTATTATTCTATATACGCATAAATAACACGTGAATTAAGGTGGTTTTATGAAACAGTTAGTCTTACCTATAAAAGACTCTTACGTATTATCAGAAGTACAAGATACGTTATTGCATAACTTTAAAGCTGGTGTTAGAAACTACACTATCTTTCAAGTTGGTAAAGCAACCTTACTTCGAGTAAGTGATGTTTTAAGATTACAGCAATCAGATGTTTTTAATGAATATGGAGAAATAAAACGTAACGCATATATTAAAGATAAAAAAATAGGCAAACAGAATACTTTGTATCTGAAACCTGTTACTGATGATTTAGTTAGTTATAAAGATTGGCTAATTAAAAATGACTATTATCAAAAAACACCCTGGCTTTTTCCCTCAACTAGGACACCTCAAAAACACATAGATGAAAGAAATTATTATGATATCATGTATAAAACGGGTGAATTACTTAATATTCCGTATCTAGGGACACATACCATGCGTAAGACTGGAGCATACCGGGTATATGTGCAAAGTAATTACAACATTGGATTGGTAATGAAATTATTGCGACATTCTAGTGAAGCAGTTACACTTAATTATTTGGGATTAGATCAAAAGACAACAGAAACCTTATTAGATACTATAGATTTCGGATAAGGAGATAATATGCAGCCATTATATATTTTGCAGGGACTTATAAGTCTCATTATTCTATTTCAAATAATTGCTACTTCACTTTTTAATAGGGAGAAAAAGCATTGGATTGCTATTGCACAGATGAGTTTAAGTGTTGTTGTTTTAGCTCTTGTCTCTACAGAGCTCTTTGTTATTGGGCGTGTTAACTTTCCAGTAGTACTTACATTCATTCTTCAATGTGCTTTAATTCGTATATTTTGGAAGACGCTTAAACAGTTCGAAAATTAACACTATATAATAGGTAGAAACTCGTTAAAAAAGAAAAAATAATGATTATCGATAGTTCATATATTTATAAGCAAAATTTGGAGACATTTGCGATATAATGCGCCAAAATTGTCGCCAGATGATTAATGAACTTCCGTAGACTCAAAAATAACCTCTCAGACGAAACGAAAAACCAATTAACATATAGTTGATCGTTTGAACTACGCTGAGAGGTTATTTTTAATGTTGAGTTACAAGAAAAACTTCGGTAAAATAAAAAGTAGATATTTTCCACAAATATCTCACCCCAATATTCATATACTAAAATCTCCCCCAGACTTTTTAGTGAAAAATGTTTCTTTAACCTATAGACATTCTACAAGGAGTAGGATGTCTTTTTATTATACTCTTTACGAACATATGTACGCATGATATACTATTATACAAACGAACGTTCGATCAAATTGTTAAAGGATGATTGTAATGAGTAATAAGATATACCGTGTTTTGGATGAAGAGTCAGGTACTTATATCAGTAAAGTTGCCGGATTTATACGATCAGAAAAATATACAAAAGTTGATTCGGCCTATGTCTACAACAAAGAGCAAGCAACAAAGATAGTCAAACTAATGAATTATATGCGTGACCATATGTTAAAAGAAGAAAATTTACCTTCGGAAGTAGAGGAAAGTCTTCAAAATCAAACTCTTGCCATTATTGAGGTAGAACTAAAAGATGTAAAACTATCGTTAGAAGAAATTACCAAGGCTCTTGAATCAGCAAAAGCAAAGAATATACCTGAAGAACAAGCTTTTAGGAATGCTCAATGGGAAAGAATCCGTCGATATCACGACTATTTTGATTACGAGATTAGTACCCCCAGTCACCAATATATCTATATGCATGATTTCTTTTAGGAGATGTCTTTAAATGAAAGGACCAATTTTAAATCCTACTAAAAAATTATTACGAAGAGCCAATAGAAAAATAGAAGAAATATACAATCCACGAAAGAAACAAGCTCTATTCGTGTTCACTACTAATCTTGACGGCTATCATCTTACCTATAAAATGAGTTTAGATACTTTTGCTGCTTTAGGAACGGCAATTTCTCCCGTTATGATAAGTGAAATTCCTGCTAAAGATATAGATAGCAAAGAATATATTTTATTTCTATTTGCCATTTATAATAAATGGAACAAGTTACCCATGGTTTTTAGAGGGTATACTCCAGACCAGGTTAAATGGTTTATGAAGAAATTCGGAAATAGAATATATAATGAGAAATCTACAGTTGACTGGTGGCGTAATACTTATTAAATAATACTATGATCAAGTATGACTAATAGGGTATAATATACCTAATTACTATTTAGAGTAACTATTTTAATCTTCATTGGAGCTCCAGGACATCTTCCCAGTCCTGGACTTCTTTTTATAAAACATTCATTTTACAAAAGGTCTGGCTCAACTATGTTATAATAGTGACATACTATTTAACTCCCTAATTTTAAATAGTATATTTCCATTATTAAATAACCCAGGAATCATTTTGGTTTCTGGGTCCCTTTTTATCTATATGATATAATACTAGAGCAGGCAAGTTTTAAGGACGGTGGCTGATTCCTGACTGGAGGTGGTTCATATGGACTTCACCATTATGAAAGGATTATCGGCACATGAGCGCTTACCAAGCACTTATGTTAATGTTAGCATTTGCGACATTTATTATCGCATTGCTGACTTTTATTTTCACATTTTGTGCATAATAAAAGACCGTCCTCGTATAACTTTGGCAGGTTTACGGACGATCTTTTATTAGTTAATCTGTAACATGGCCACCGTCTTTTTAACGGGCCTGCTTTTTGTGTACCTATATTATAACACAGAAGAAAGCAGGTGAGTAGTCAGTGAATACTCAGTGAGGGGTTCATGAGTATTTCATGTTATAACCAGTCATTAAAATTCTTGTTTTAATGCGATGAAAATAACTTAAAACAAAAAAACACCATCTCTCAAGTTTTGACCGACTTATAGATGGTGCTTAGTCGCTACATTATATAATTATACCCTATAGAAAAACTTAGTGCAAGTTGTAATCATTTAATTTCAAATAATCTTTCCTATGATATAATATTTATGGATTATAAGGAAGCGTTGGTGGTTCCTAATCTCTGGTTTATAATACTGGAGGTGCTGCCAATGAAAGCAGTTAAACAAACTTGACCCTAAGTTCAATTTTCGTAAGAAAGGAGAATGGCGGGTAAATGAGTTTCAACAGCCTAGACCCATTTGAAGGCCTTGCAAAGGTTATTCGGGCTATGCGTGGACTCGATACCGGTGTGCAATATGCCACCCTTGCCACATTTGTAATTGTGGTTGGCATCATTGCGTTTACTATTTGCTATACGCATTAGCGTTCATTGCAAATAAAAACACCATTCGTTAGTTTGACGGCGAACGATGGTGTTTGATCTCACGACGTTTAGAGATTAGGCATTATCAACAATACTTATTAATCTCAGGAAGAGCTATGTTGCAGCATAGCTCTTTTTGTTTACGTAAATATTATAACATTTCATATCAGATAATACAAAAGGTTGGTGACGTTGTCAATGCCATTTTATAACAATTAATTATTTATCTGAATCCTAGTGCATTATAGAATTCATATTCATCGTTGCAGTATTCATGCTTTGAATTGCAACCCAATTATCTGAATCACTATCGCCATTGTTATTGTCATGGTGAATTTCATTTAGAATCTGACGAACGGCCTCATCTAAGTTACCATCCATAATCATACTGGTTCGAACATTTGATATTTCTTTATCTTGGCTAAAGAGCAAAACAGAAATCAAATTATCATGATATTTATTCCCGTATTTAAGTAATAGTTCTTTAAGCTTTTCTTTTTCTTCCCACTTTTCACCTTTTGAAGAATGGCCGAAAGAAGAAAAAGCTTCACATATCATCATGATAAAACAAAACACCGCAAGTAATACTAATGCCCAAATGAGAATTAAGAGAACCCGCTCAAAACTATCATCGGGAGGAGTACTACCCAAAAAGAATATATCTTGAATTAATTTCATGCCGCCTGCTCCATTCTAGTCAACTTAGTTCTCATCATTGCGGCTGCATGGCAATAAATTTCATAACAAGGATCATCTTTTTCAAAGATTAATGCTTCGTTTAAATTTGGTGTCAAATATACTTCATTAACCTCAACGTTAGAAGCTTTCATACCAAATCTACTCGTTAAGTGCTTACCGTCAACCCCACATACGTATAACTGTCCTACTTTAATTAAATAAAATGTCTCTTTTATAAGGATCACCGTCCATTCTTTATAATGCCCAAATACTCTAAGAATACGTTCCTAATGAAATCTGGGACTCTATTCCAGTCAATTGCCGGCCGAATTAAAACATCATCATTTTCTAAAACAGTGACCTCAACTTGACCTCTCGACATCTGTTCGATACGTTCTTTAAATTCAGTTGCTAACAATTAACAACCTCCTAACTAACTTCTTTAACTAAAAATCCTGTCGCAACGATAATTGGGACAATAATAAATAGGCTGATACCACCATATGCAACAGTAGATACGCCTAAAAATGCTAACATTACTAATAATGAAATAATTGCTGTGTAACTCATGTTATGCCACCGCCCAATTAAAAATTCTTACGTCATCTTTAATCTTATCAAGTTCTTTACGCATTCTCTTTTTATATGTATCACCCATATCTATGTCATCTAGGAACTTTTCTGCTTCTGCAAAGGATCTGAAAATATCATAATCACAGAAAAACGCATCTAGTCTTTTAAACGTGATATACGAACCATACTCGTCACTATCGTTTACAAGTTCCCAAAAGTCACTGTTCAGGGCTTTATTTAGACGATAACTTTTATCAGTAGGTTGCACTAAGATAATTTCCATAATCCACCTACCGTCTTACTACTTCGCCATCTACAATAATCTTGTAATGGTCATCGTCAGTATATAATCGAATAATCCCATCAGACATTTCTAGACGGACACCATTCATATTAACGATACTGCTACCACAGGAATGGTATTGATTTAGGCTTTTGCCAGTACCCATGTTAATTGAAATTGCTTCTTGATCTAATACGTTTTTGATTTTTCTAAATAAGTTTTTCAAAGTCTCTCTCCTTCCTACCAACTTGCTTGAATGATTAAGAAAACTAGTGCAAAAACTACTCCTACAAGAAAAATTCCTATAATAATTCCAACTTAAAATATCCGTTTTATCTAATTAAAATACCTTTCCATCGTAAGGCTTAAACATAACATCATGGAAATCAAAATCTCTTGCTTCGCTTAATGTAATAATTCGAGTATTACCACAACCAACCATTAAATTAAGCGGAATATCCTTTTCATCATCAGGAATAATCAAAATGTTTGGCTTATGTAAGGCATAAAGTACCCCTTGTTCATACGTCTGACCAACGTCTGGTTTACTTGGCATAAATAATCCAATACCCATTTCCATGCCATACATTGCGTGCATATCCATTTGGTAAGTATTCTGTTGCCATTCACGATCTCCCATAACTTCTGGGTGTTCATTAACATCAATATCATTATATTGGTGACTTAATGGGTGATGGCTATACTTCAAAGAGACCGTGGGATTTTGTCCAAGCGTTACTAGTCCCTTTTCCATAAATTCTATTTCTTCAGGGCTAAACCATGAACACTGAATATATGCCCGAACTGGAGCAACAGAACCCATTACCGCACAATCTTGATATGTTTTTCCCGCTAATTTAACATTATCAATAAATTCAAAACCTTTAACATTTGGTGGTACAATCTTATTCATTTTATGTATTCCTCCATTTAAATATGTATTTAATTAACCGCATATGCTACGCACAATTCCCAGAAGCACGCCCATAGCAAAGTTCCGCTATTAACATCTTTTTGTGTCACAAAATAAACCGACACCATAATTGGAATTGCCAATCCAACTAGGCTTTTAACAATAACGTCTCCCATTCGTTCACCACTTTCTTAATGAATTACGAAACACCAACAAGCCAAACACAACTACTGTAATCATTGCCAACATTTCGTTAGTCATCATCTTCGCTCCAAACATATTTACCATTCTCGGGCGTCAGTTTATAATCTTTTTCCCATGAATGATTATATTTACCCAATCTATAGTGCCCGTTGATATGTAATAAAATTGGCAAATTATATAAACTATCATCGACCAATTTGTTAGTATCTTTATCGTCATTAGACTTTAACTTCCATGAATGATGATAAAGATTAGTATATTGAGTAATCTTCTCAGTATAGTTATGCTTTGTAACAGAATAGTATTGCTTACCCGAGATAACTGACTGTGCATGAATATCATCATTTAAGGACGCATCGGCTATATAGTTATCCTGATTATCGTAATACGCCGCCTGAATAGACGATATATTGAATGGATCGTATGAGGTGTCCCAATCGGTTTCAGTACCTTCATATCGTAAATCAGCCTCAATATGGTCCACTTTTACAGGTATACTATTCGAGACATGGATTGTTTTTGTTTCGATAATCTCTGAATGTACAGGGATTACTATACTACCAATACCAAGTAAGCCGACTACCACTCCGCCAACAATTAGGTATTTGTAAGATCGTCTCATAATCTATCTCAATCTTCTTGCGCACATAGGACAATAGTTTAAGTCTTTCGTCCCATAGTAGATTTCCGATTCCAATTCCAGTTCTGGCAAATATTCATTTATCTTTACCTCTATATATGGATCTGCTTTAGAGTGGAGTAAGGGGATATTATCATGACAATAAGCGCAATTTGCTTGTTTGGCCCATACCCAAAGTAAGTGAAGAAAATAGAGTAAAAATATTACAAATATAGAGATATTCACCCAAGTAGTATCGCTCATTTACTCGTCCTTTCCCGTCTTATAAAAGTCGGTCATTTCAAGTGTTTCTTCGTGCTCTGCTTCTTCCCAAATAACAGTCTCATTATCACGTTCTGTGTGTATTATTGCCTCAGCTTTAGAAAGATTGCGTTTGAATTCGTTTAACCGATATTTACGAATCACAATTGAGTCATGATCAAAAATCCAACGCTCATTATGATTAGTGTAACTTGCTTCTCTATTAGCAAATTGAATGGCTTGTGCGTATGAGTCAGTAACTCCGACTACATATTCAACATAGTCGCTATATTGACCATTATCATGAACTACCACATAAATATATCTTTCTTCCAAAATAGTCCTCCTTTATAAAACAGACATTTTACTTAGCTAATATTGACCGAACCATTTCTTCGTATCGCTCCTTGGTGGGCTTTTCTCCTCCCAACATTAAAGCTATTACACATAGAGCTAAGTAATTAATTTTAAGAATTACAAATGCAATCATGAATAATATAAAAGGTATAAGAATAAAAGGTATGGTAGTGAAAAGTCTGATTGCTTGTAATTTACTCATTATCTTTCTTCCTACTAAAAAAGTCGTCAAATATCTTTCCAAAACCATCGTTCCACATCGTTTCTGATCGTAGGAAGTTTTTGAAATCAGACCAAAGTATGATCGCATTTAGTTGGTCTTCCGTAAAAATTAATTTACCATCTTTGTAGATACCAGTTACCCCGTCGTCGCCTTCATGATTTTCATGTTTATATTTCCGACCTTCAAGGCCCAATACTTCTTCTAAATAAAATGATTTTTCTTTGTAATCCATCACGCTACTCCTAACCAAAATTAATCTTGTGACACCGATTAATTAAATTATCTTCCACAAAACTTAGACATTCATTGGTGTCTTTAACTACCAGCAGTACCTTAATTAAAGAACAAATCAACCATTTCATAGCCTGCTTATAATCTCTCGACTTCATCTGATTAACTAACTCGCTATCCAGCCTATCAACGTGAGTAAACGTTGCAGTCTTCTTAAACGGGGGAACCCCACGGACCACTACTTCACGTTCAGTGGCAATATATAGGTTGCTATCCATATTTTTAAGAGAGATACAGAATCTAGCATCACTAATTAGTTCTTCTGACTCATATAGCTCTAATGCAAAAGTAGTAGTATCGACCCACTCTCTTGTGCCGATGCCATACACATGTAGATAGACATCACTATCATGTTTACAAATTTTGTTTTCTGTAAACAGACTTATCAGATTAGGATAAGCACGGTAGCTATGTATCGTCTTGAAATTAACAGGAAAGACTGATCCAAGTGTCAAAGAATCATTGTTCCGTTTCTGATACCGATTATTGAGAATTAAGTACCCTTTCCGAATTAGCGGAACTAATTGTTCGATGGTTTCTGTTAAGATACTCACCTGTTTTTCACTAATTGGAAGATTTTCTTCTTCGTGAAAATTGTTTTTTGACAATGCTTTTAGTGTCGTCACAAGACCATCTATTTTTGGAGTGTTACTGAAGTCATACTTTTCAAGAGCAACGTCTTGCAAGGCTTCAACCAGATAGTTGGTTTCAACATCACTATAATTAACTTTCTCTTTACTCATTAATATCTCCTCATATTTTCTTCTTTAGCTACTAAGTCATCCAAGGCACCAACCTGGCGCGCATGAAAAGCCACTTCACCGACAATTGTTGCACCAAGACCAATAACCGCCTACCATGGCATGAAAGACATAATGCCATAAATACCCAAAATAATAGGTGCTGATAGCATTACAACACTTTCAGCGTTACTCTTTGTATGATTTTTTGATCCGTTATCAACTAATCTTATAGTGAGGTACATAGTCACCTCAATTACTAACGTTGCAATAACTGGAATTAATAAATGCTCAATCATCAAAATTCACCGTTCTATCCTTATCTAAGTAAACCAATCTTGGTTTAACAGAAATATCAGTTGCCCCTTCTTCACGTTGCTTTAAAACAAAAGCCCAGGCATCTATTTCTTCTGAAAAGACATCAGTCTCACGTAATGGACCATAATCATCATGAGTCGTGTACTCAGCAATGTAAACACGTTGCATATCTTGTTTTGTACGTTTCCATTTTGGGCGATCTTCTAATTTTGTATAAGTAATTTCTGCATTTACGCCCCTAACGGATTGAGCCACTGTACTTACAATTGCATCAATGTCCTTCCCGTCGAAATAATTATCTTGACCAGCTTGGATTTTTATCATAGTTGTTTTTACTTCGTCACTTAACATATTTAAACCTCCGAGACGCATATTCTAACTCATATAGATACCGTTGAATTCCTCGATACTCGGTCCCACGGTACCTATACTTCCCAAAACTAGCAAAACCATAGTTGGTTCCTTGTCCTTTATTGTCCATACTTCGGGCTTCTCTCTTTGCTAATTTTTGCAACATACAAATGAATTCATGATGTCTTCGCCTTGATCTGCTCACCTTTACCCCTCTGCAATCCTTTGTTTGGCCTCAGAAATAACCTGCATACTTCCGTCCAGTGTTCGCCTAATTTCATTGAATTCTTTCAACAACTGTTCCCAAGCAACATCAGCAAAACGGTGATTAACATGAGGACTTTTCATTCGTTCACAGTAATCCATCATCGCTTGAATATTGTCGTAGATTTTACCGGCAGTTCGAACTTTCTTCTGCTTTACTAACAAATCTAATGCTTCATTAATAGCCGATTTGACTTCTGGATTAGTATTCACCTTGAATCCATTGTCGTCATGCTCATTCTCTGAATAAACAGTAATAACTTGCTTTTGGCGTGTATCAATGACAAACACAATATCGTGTAGTCGATACTTTTCACGATTATTATTCTGTTTCTCAACAAATTCACCTTGAGATAATAAACGACTCATCCAACCATCAAATTCAGTTTTAGTGATATTGAATCGTGTTAAGATTCGTTCTTTAGCATGTTCTGTTACTTTATAAAGCGGAAAGTTCTTAACTCCCATCTAAAATCCTCCATTATTACATTTTCATTATGTTAGACAACATCATTGGCGTTGTTGTAATACTGTTTAAGTCATCAAGTTTACAAGTGAAAGACCCATCACTCCCAAAATCAATCATACATACACCCTTAATTGGTTCGCTAATATTCTCAACTTTACCCGGGAACAACATAAGTGATTGATGTTTCAGGTTGATTGTCGTTAGCCATGAAAAATCACCTGATACTGGTCTTCCTCGAAATGCTTTCATTTAAGGCGCTCCTTAATTAATAATCGTTTCTTCGGCATAATCATTTGGGTCAATTGGACTACTAGCCGCAAAGTCACTTGTTTTATAACGCTCAAAACCAGCCATATCATTACAGCTATTTACTACTAGGCGTACTGCATTTTCTGGCGATCTAGCAATTACCACGCTACTTTCAATTCCTTTAAACGCAATATTATTTTTAAGTGCTACCACTTCGTAAATGTGCATTAATCTTCCTCCCTTACTGGTTCAATAATTGCTTTATCCCAGTCGATTGCTAAATCATGCTTTTTCTTAAACTCATTAATTTCGGCTTGTGTAAAATAAGTTTGACAAACATCGGTAGCCTCAGAAGAGTTGACAGAAAATCCTTCGCCACGGATAAAATTCAAATATCCAAATTCACCAGGAAGAACTTGCGCAGTATATTTTTGATTAGACAATACCTTTTCACGGATTTCTTTAAGCCACCCCAGTACACTCTTACAAAGGATAACGGCATCACCTCCATGTAGGTAGACAACCCTTTCTACTTCCTCAATTTTTTTATCTATAAATTTTGTATCCATTATTCGTCCTCCTCAACGTAGTCTGGATTATCTACTTCCATTGCGTTAGAGCCTTCATATAACCACTCACTAGCACAATCGTCGCAGCAAAAGGCATGGGCTTCGCCTCTCCTGTACAATTCAATAATGAACGGATAACTCGCCAAGTCGTCATGGCACTGTTCGCATTCCATCTAATCTTCTACCTCATTTCCCCGCTGCGCTTTCAAAAGCGCTTTAATCACATCAAGGATTAAGCAAACCTCACGATTCGTTAGACCTGATCTACCAATAGCAACCCAGTCAATCAAAACATCGCTTAAGCTTCTATGAAAATCAGATACCCTTACCAGTAGTTCGTGATCTTGAAAATAATCGTCGTAGATTACCAATGACGTTTCACTACCAACTACCTCGTCATAACTAAAGTGGGTTCTATCAGCGATATATCTTGCTGCTTCGGCAAACGTCATTACTCTTTCACCTCAATTGGTTTGATAGCTTTAACCCAGTCAGGTCCATCAATAATATCTCTGCCCCAAACAGCATAATGATCTCTTATCGCATGTTTATTATCACGATGAGCGATACTACGCCAGCTTTCGTCATCTAGTTTAAAAGCGTAAAACGTATCGTCGCTAACTCCGTATCCGCCAACATACCCTTCCATTGGTAAAATATACTTTTTATCTGGGTCGATTTTGGAAGATTCTAACTTGTTATTATCTCTTAGATGAATCTTGATTCTTAACCCATAATCATCTTCAGGATCATAAATATCTACTCTATAACCATATTTACGCAATGCTTCAGCTAAACTTTCGATATGGTGTACGCGGACCATTTCATAACGAGGAAAATCGAAAGCAGTATAGCCATTATTTTCTCTGGTGTATTCGAACAATATTAAACTATCTTGCTCGTTGTTAATAGCTTCATCAATTGCAACGAATGCTTTGTTTAGCTCTTTAGGTAACGCTTCATCTTCAATTTGTTGTAATCGCCATGCCGCTTCTTTAGCTGTGATTATATTGGCTTTCCAATTCGAACTATTTTCTAAATCAGTTAACTGCGCCTTAATTGATCGAATATCCTTCTTAATATCAGTAATACCTAGTCCATCAGCGAGATCCATTTGTTCAAGCTCGTCCATTGACTCAAATGTGTTGGACTTAAACCTACTAAATAATCCCATTAAGCCACCTCCTGTAATTCATCACTCCAACAATAAGGACAAACATCTAATTCATCAGTATCTTCGACAAAGAAACGTTCACCACAATCAAGACAAATACGAATCATTTATTTACCCTCCAAAAGGTCTTTCCAACTGATGTATAAATCCCCATTTTCATCATCTACATAAAAATCAAGATTTTTTAGATCTTCTGCTATCTTTACATTACAATCACTATGAGACCACGGCCAAAACATAGTATGAGAATAATTATGACTTGAAAGCCTATCAATTCTTTTCATGATTCGCCTGAATCTTCTTTTATATTTCTTGGTGTTGCGAATTTCGTCCGATACTTTTCGCATATTGTTATTTCTAGCCATGGTAGCAGTTAAAATCGGGACATTACTTTTCAATAACATCTAAACCTCCACAGGCTCAATCGCCTTTACCCATTCCGGTGCGTCTTCAATATCTTTGGCGGTAACGGTAAATCCAAATGCCTCCAACTCACTTGGATTGTAGGAAACCGCAATTTGCCACTTACCACCATCTCGAACTGCGTAATAGTATGCACCGTCAGTTATCTCTGCTTCTTCCAGCGGTAAAATGTATTTTTTATTAGGGTCAATAAGCGATTCAGACCAGTCAACAGTTAAGTGATAGCAAGTCTTTTCCTTTTCAAGAGTTAAGTTGTAGTCTTGGGCAAGTAGCTCACGATATACCCGATTTACTAGGTTCATTGAGTCATAAAAGAAGTGGGCATTTGTATAGCCATCATCAATATTGCCTTGAATATCAGAGTAAACATCTTTTAAAGTATTGAGATATTCTTCGGTACCAACAGATTGCTTATATGCTTCGCGAGCAGTAATTTTAATTGGTTTAATATCTTTTTCGTACGTAAGCATTGTTGTTCCTCCTCGGTTATATGTATAAGGGGAGTGTCCCTTTTGTTTAAATATGTTTGTTATGTGCTAAGCTGCGACTGGAGCTGGATCGTTAAACTTTTCAGCGCGTTCAGCTTTAATTTGTTCGAACTCTGATTGAGTCAATTTACCAAGTTCAACAAGTTCTTCTTCTATCTTATTTAGAATTGCATCACGTTCTTCGACATTGTTGACAAAATCAATACCGCCTACGTCAATCTTTAATACTGGCGTTTGACCGTATGATTGATACCAATCTCGATAAATATTCCAAACTGACTTATAGTATTCAACCAACTTAGAGTCAGTTGTTTCCATTTTGCGCCCTCGCTTGTTAATGTTCTCCAACATTTGTTCAAACGGAGCCTCTAAATAAACAATTAAGTCTGGTCCCATAAATGGATGACCTGAAACGTTTCTTTGCATAACATTGTTTAGTCGCAAGTAGTCCTTATAAAGAATTTCTGGAAATTCTCCCCTGTTATATAGGTTCTTACTCATCGTGGCATCTGAAATTAATGAACTATCATAAACAGTGTTGTTTTCGCCTTCTTGAGCCAGAAAGACCCCTTGCATCAGTTGTTCGTATCTATAATCTAAAAATTCAATCTGAACGGCGAAGGATTTTAATTCCCGAGAGATCTTACCGTCGCTGTAAAAGTCATTTAACAATGGAATTTTTTCTGGCACCTCTAAGAAAGCATGTGTTCCTAAATCCTTTGATAAAAGCTTTGCTAAGCTTGTCTTCCCAATCGCGATCGGTGCATTAATAAAAATCATACTATTGTTTCCTCTTTCCTCTTTGTAATCCTTGGAGCTTTGCCTGGCGGAGCAATTAAGTCATCATCTCGCAGCCCCTTTGCGTATCGTTCCCGCAACGTTTTTTCATTCAAGTCCGTTTTTTCTGATAATTCAGCAAATGTTAAGGACTCGCCATTAACTAGTATCTTCGCGATATTTTTATGACGGTTCAGCGACTGATCAGCAGGTTTGATAAGATCTTCTCCTCGAACACCTTTAGCATACCTGTTACGCATCGTGATAATTTTCACTCCAGAAATCTTCGACCATTCAACAAGAGTTTTTGTTTCGCCATTAATAGTTGCAGTTTTTTGTCGACTTGTATCAAGATTTTGATAAGCTTTACCAATAATATCTTCATCGTTCCAACCTTGATTAACCCGATACGCAATAGTTTTATGGTTTATGTTATATTCTCGTGCCAGTTCTTGCTGAGTATATCGTTTACCGTTAATCCAAATATAGGTATTGGTTGTTTTGTTACCTGCTTGCACCTGTAAATCAACCCATCTACAATTTTCTGGTTCGTAATTACCATTAACATCTATGCGATCGATAGATTGCTCTATGCCTGATTTTGTATAATCAAAGCCATTATCTAATGCCCAGGTTTTAAAATTTTCATAACTGTCTCTCCATTCTGGACATACACAGATACCCCTAGCACCATAATTTTCATAATCTGTGTTATACTCCGCATAGCATCGAGATTTCATATTACACCAGGCAGTATAAAGCCGATAATATTTAGATCCTTTTTTACTGTCACCATCATAAAGTGTATTTCTCTTTATAACGATCTCTCTTTTAAGGCACCCACATGATTGGGTTTTCCCTTTTTCTAATCCAAGAGTATAGGTCCTTACTACCGTTTCGTTTCCACAATCACAGTGGCATAACCAACCACCCTGTGTCCATTTCCCACTTGGTATTCGTCTTTTCTCGATCAACGTCAGCCGACCAACCTTTTTGCCTGGATAACATTCGGCTTCTTTCAAACACATGTCTCCTTTCTTTTTTAAACACTCATCATTTCATTTTCAATTAATTCTCGGACATATTTGGGAATAATCTTATTTAATCGTTTGCGTGCCTTCTTCACATCAAACAATTCTGGTGCATTGCTGCCTTCTTCTTCAATGACATCATTCCACAACGCATTGGCTAGTGGTCTAGCAATATCACCAAAATGTTCAAAATCAATTACATCTGGTAAAAGATTTTCATCTTTAAACTTTTCAATCATTTTGGTAATGCGAGCTTCCGTAATTGTCTCATCAATGAACTTCTCGCTTTCGGTCTGAGATGGCTGTGGTTTCTTTTGCTTTCGAGTTTCTTTAAACTTATCAGACACTACCTTTGCGCGAACGCCATCACATTCGATAACTATTCCTTCGCCATGATCTGGTTCCTTTGTAATCATTGATCTTCCAACCATCGCATTAATGTCTTCTTTGGTTAAAGTGTAGTTTGCCATACTAACTACATTCGGCTGTCTTAACCCTACTCGATCGGCAAAAGCAGTACGTTCAAAGAAATTATATTCATGACCGAATAGATCATCATAAAAACTAAAGAAATACCAATGGTTGTACATTTTTTGTTGATATTCAACTCAATGAGATACCAGCCATTCCCCATAGAGATAGTCATGTGCCTCGTCAATATTCTTATAGAATTCCATTAACTTTGGAATTAAGACCTCTTGTGCGTATTCGTAAAAGCCTCGCAAAGTATTGTCCTCACTAAGTCTTTGACGATGTGAATAAATTGCAAAGTCAATTTTTCCGTCCCTTTTAAGAACCTCTATACAACTATTAGCACCATCAATCTTTTCAGTAGCAACATAGTAGTTACCTGCTTTATTCTGTTCTAAAAGACTGGCTACTCCTTCATGCTTCGAGTTTGCCTCTTCTTGCTCTAAACGGTAAATCTTAGGAAATTTACGATAAGTTAATTCCACGGCCATCTTTCCTCCTCTTAAATTTTTGTATACAAAAAGCGTCACCAGATTCTAACTAATCTCGCAAAGTGACGCTTTATTTGTATGTCTCGTTTGTAAATACGTAATAAAGAATTTAGCTAATAAAAGCTATGAGGTAGGTGGGAATCGAACCCACATCCTAGCATGATCTACCAATTGAACTACTACCTCTGTCGGCTCTGTACATTCACCAACATTCCATAAGATCTTAAAGTTACCTTCACATATTTTACCGGGGAATCCAACTTCATGTACGTTTAAAAGGTACCCGTATAGCCCTTTTAGCGGCTTACTACTATATCGAGGGAGCTACCCTCCGGCTACATATTAACGCTGGTGTAACCTAAGATGCCACGGAATCTGGTTTATAGACGGATACACGTCTTCTTCGTTATCACCCACTCTGCCGTACACCTTCATTGTGTATGATTGAGCTACTCTAGCACATAATGTGACGATCAATCACGTGCTGGAGGCTGGACTCGAACCAACAACCTGATGATATTCCGAATATGGAGTAGACGGGAGTCGAACCCGTGTCCAACCAAACTAGTTTCCAAATACATTTTAGACTTAATAGGACTATGTTCTAAATTTTCGACTTAGGGAACGTTACATAGTAATTTTCCAAAAACTACCTAGTCTAGCTAGTTTTAATACTTAGTCACACTCAAACTAGCAAATCATGAACTAAGACCAGAGGGGTGAAATATGATAGCTAATATTCTTATCTGGTATCAAAATATTAACCAAGTGCCTATAAGCTAGGCAGCTAAAGCTGTAACTCTATGGTTATTTGCTTTTATATTTAAATGAAAGTATTTCGGCGTTATCTTCCGTAAGTCGTATTTAGGGCTTTATTTGACTGTCGAATCCATAAACTACCCCAGAATAGAGCTTTAAATCATAGCTCCAAATAATAATTCAAATCGACTTCTTAATGAAGTCTATAACACGTACAGGATTCGAACCCATATCTCCACATTACCATAGTGGTGCTTTCCCATTTAAACTAACGTATTACTTATATATCAAAATATTTCTTGTGGTGGAACCCCTAACAGCTTTTGCCTTATTCCACATTTGTTCCTACTAGCTTCATAGGATGGGCATAGTCCTTATCCCTGCTAAGGGGCGCTGTCGTTACTCGCTGAATGTTTTGATATGTTCTTGTTAAGGGAGACTCATTTCAAAACCTTAACATCGCTAACTTAGAAATTTCCTTTGTTCCTAATGCTAAAGACCGCGGTTGTTTCGGAACTCAGCGAAATTTCACTATTAACTGGTGATCAACCCCACTCACGGATTCCGCACATGCCTACGCTCCGTCAGCGAATATTGTACCTGTCTTTTATAAAATCCTGATTTTCTCACCTGTTCAGGTTCAGTCTTAAATTAAAACCTCTGCGATCGGTCGTAACCTTTAATGCAAAGGGATTGTTCCAATACACTGCGTAAGATTTGTACTCACAACACTCCCTAGTCATTCTAGGGGCCAAGCTTCGGGCCTTCCAGTGTACCGATACTCCAAGATGGATTTGAACCATCGACATCACAATTATAAGTTGTGCGCTCTGACCAGACTGAGCTATTGGAGTATAAAATGTTAGTTCTCAAACATCGAACCAAACTAACTATGATGATTTAAACCAATTACATATTTGCAACTATGCTTTCGGCAACTAACATCATTGGTATTAAGGGTGTTCTGATACAACTTCCTTAACTTTTTTCACTCAGGCGAGGCTGTCTCTTTGCTAGTATCAGTCGCGCAAGCCTCAAGCTAGGAGGTAGCTTTTTAGTTAATTAATGTGTGCTTTTTAATTTTCACTGGCACGCAGTAGCACATTTAAGGAACTGCAAAGTCGGTATCAGGGATTTGAACCCTGATCTTGGTTACCGTATTTATGTAGCTACCCTTGTTTTACCAATTAAACTAATACCGACATAATAGTGTCCACCCAGAAACGTTAGATGGTGAACTGATAAGTTAAGAGCTTGTTGACTGTGCTAAGTATCAGTCTGATTACTCTTAGAGCTTATATCTTTTTGATGGACATTGACTTAGCAATTCTGTCCGCGAATGATTAATTAGTAGGTTTACCACCAACCTACCTTGTAGAAACGCCGTTAAGCTTTCGTGGTCATGGTCACTCATTCTACTTTCACGGGGTTTGCCATGACACAAGCCGCTTGGTTTTTCTTAATAGCCTGACTAGGGCTACCAAAATACAACAACTACCAATGGGCAGTGAAACGCCATGATTTAGGCGTATATCCAAATTCACTTGGCGTTCTCTTTGTGTAGCAAAGAGAATAGCTTGGGAGGGAATCGAACCCTAAACGTACGCTGGCACCCTGCCATTATCACCAAGCCCCAAACATAATACATGTATCGTTTTCGTTACTGTATTTTTACGTGCCAGTTGAAAACTGTTAATAAAAGTCGCAATGCACGGGCCACGTAGGCCATTGCCGTTTTGATAGGCTCGACAACCTCTATATAAGACCGTTTTATTTTAACGGTGACGGTGCACCCCATCATTCAACCAATTAAGAGAGGGTTGATTCTCTCGACAATAACTGTCGATTAAGGAGTCAAGCTCCACGTTAATCTGATTAATCTTTAACGAAACAGCCTCTTTCTTATCTGTCATACCTATTTCTTTTGCATTCTCTGAGCACGTGCTCTCTTGAACACCGAGGTGGGTAATTATGCTGTATTTCGAAGCCCTACGTGAGCCGTAATCAGATTTTATAAAAGAAGCATTTTACTCGGAGGGAAACCTAGACCTCCCATTGTTCCTCGAACGGTTTGGAACAAATTAGTAGTAAGCATAGCCGTTCTCTACCATACGTCTTTAGTTTTTCAAATGCTTCTTACTAACATTTCTGTTAGCTGGTAGTTTTATTGTTTAATTCTGGATGTATGCTACCAAACCACCCGACACACGAACTAGGACTCGAACCTAGATAACTGGTTTTGGAGACCAGCATTCTGCCAATTGAATTATCCGTGTAAAATTAAGAAATATTCTTAATCTTTTAGACCATATATAGACCGGGTATTCTTACTATTGTAAAAATTAAATAGGTCTCAACCTAATTCAGTTAGATCATATATAGACCATATTCATGTCATACGAAAACGTACAAGTAGGTCTCAACCTAATTCAGTTAGATCATATATAGACCTATTTAATTGTCAAACATATTAGGTGATAAAGAACAAAATCAATAAGACTACCAATTAAGTTGTTTATCCTTGCGTAGATACGGCTATTGCAAATTAGAAAATTCTAATTCGTCTTACAACCAATTACCAACGCCATTAACTCCCGAGTGAGACAGCCGGGATAGTAGAAACACTACCATAATTAAGCTAAAGCTAATTGTCCTTTTGCCAGAATATTCTGTGCTGCGTTAACATCTCTAATATGTAATACATCACATTCAGGACATGTCCACTTTCGTTTATTCAATCCTAACCGTTTACTCTTTTCATCACTTCCCATGATATAACCACAGTCATGACAAGTTTGAGTAGTATTCTTTGGATCAACCGTAATAAATGTATGTCCATATAATTCTGCCTTATATGTTAGCTTTTGAAGGAAAGTTCGCCAACCAACATCGGCAATTGACATAGCTAAAGCATGATTTCTAAGCATATTCTTACTTCTTAGTTCCTCTGCTACAACCAAATCGTGATTCTTGATAAGTGTTAAAGAGAGTTTATCTAAAAAGCTGTTACGCTGATTGCTGATTCGTTTCATTTTCTTAGCAACTAGCAACCGTTGTTTTTGATAATTCTTAGAACCTCGCAAAGAACGTTTTTCTTTCTTAGCTCTTAATTGGCGACGTGATAATTTCCGCTTTGCTGCCTTTAAATATTTTTCAGCATTACGATAAAATCTTGGATTTTCAATAACTACACCATCACTAGATGTTAAGAAATTTTCTAAATTAAGGTCAATACCAAGCTGTTTATTAGTTTTTTCAACTTGATTCTTAAATGGCTGCATCGAACCAAGTTGAAAGGATACCCAATAGTTACCTAGATTATCTTTTGATATAGTCGTAGTTCCAATTCGTATTGAACTAGCGTCGTAATTATCCAAAAAATTACCTAATTTTGTTACTCTAATTCTACCAATCTTGGGTAACTTAATATGATTACGGTCTAATACTTTTACACTACCGGAATACATATCAAGGTCAGCTTTGCCCTCATAGCCATTGCTTAATCTCATCGTTCCTGCGCCAATCAAATCTTTTCTTTTGAAACGTGGCACACCAACTTTTCCTTTATTGGCCTTCTTCCACAATTTCCAGGCATCGGAATAAGATTTTCGAGCCAGACCCAATGTAGTGCTTGAAATCATTTTATCTTGCAGAAAATCGAAACGTTCCTTAATACGCGCCTGAGTGCTAATAATATACCGATAATGCCCTTCCATCAAAGGCAACTTAACTAATCGTGTTAAATATTCAGCGTATAATGGAGCATCTTTCCAGCAACCATTATTAGGACGATTTAATTGTCCACGATTGCGCCATAATTCCCAGAAACGATCAATGGTTCTATACAAGAAAAACCAATCGAGTTCAGGATTTCCAAATGACACATTACCGTTCTGTCCCCTTTTTGGCTTAACTTGGTTTAACTTAGATAAAAAATAAATATCTTTGTTCCTTGCAACCATCTCATTGTAAACAAACCGACTTGCATCAATTCCCTTTTGAATCATCTGCATTTGTTTTGTACTTGGAAAACAACGCATTTTCCAACCGTAATGATATTTCATTTCAGTTATTTTAGGACGTTCTTTGCTCATAATGTATCCTCCTTTCTTTAATATTTTCGAACGGATCAATCACCGCTCTAAACCGCCAATCAAGGAATTAAACCTTACATTTCAAAAATGGCAAATCTGCATCAACGGTAGCCACACACGTAGCCATAACAGTAAGAAACGCGGTATCAATCACATTGCGAGCATTAGAAACTCCTCCAGTTGTGAGTAGAATATCCTCGTATAAATCACATTACTGCCATTTATACTCAAACGCTTCAACCGACACACCTGTTGCCGGTTTTTCTATTATACATATCCATATAACAGAAACACCTAGAGAGGGATTTGAACCCCCGAACCCGAAGGAACGGTTTTGGAGACCGTCGCGTTTAGCCAGACTTCGCTATCTAGGTATTAATAACGTGCTCACTTAAACACGTTACTAAATTGAATTGAAAAATGTAAATGTAAAGGTATATGGAAAATATAACCTATTGAACATACATTAGGTGTTTTTACATTCCAAACGTTTTCCGTCATTTGAAACAACCTATTGCTAGGAATTTCGGCAATGGGAATCGAACCGCATATCTACACCGCACAATGTTGCTCTACCATTGAGCTATGCCGAACCTTATTAAGATAAGATCACACATATCTTATCTGACTAACCAATCTTTCATATTTCGGAGGTGCTTAACCATGAAAGGAGTTCCCCAGCCCAACCACTTAGCTGGGAATAACACAAAACGGAGTCGAACCGCAGTGTGCTAACAAAAGTAGATAAAAAGAAATGAAGATTTATGAATCAACAATTTTTGATTATTAAACACAGCACGTAAATGTTTAATAATTTGAGTATTTTCTACTCAATGCGAAGCAGAGGAGTCGAACCTCTTTAAAAGACAAACATGGATGATTAAAAATCAGAAAGGTGTGTGTATTATCAACTTAAAAGATATATAGGGAGTGTACTTCCAAAATGTACGTGTTGCCTTTCCGTTCTTCGCGATGTTTCGAGCGAGACTTGAACTCGCAACCCTCGGTTTAGAAGACCGATGCTCTATCCAGTTAAGCTACCGAAACATAATCAGGATTACTCCTGAAATGTTGAAATGTTGAAATGATCATTTGATTTGTATGATTTATTAACGGGTCGCAACTGCGTTGCTCCTCATCAACGATATCTATAATATACCAAACAAAAATATTTGTCAATTGATTTGCCTATAATTTAATGTAAAATATTTTTGTTGTGTTTAAATAAAAGTTACTTTACTTTTTTGATCGCTATTAGATAAGTAATATACAACAATATCTTCCATAGTCCATTGCGCTTTAGGATCGCCCTTTGTTAAAAGTTCATAACGGTCCTTAGGATATTCAAACGTGTCTTTCGAATGTTTCTTATAGTAATCAAGTACGAAGTTATGAAAACCATCTTCCCCATTCTCTTTGTTAAACATTTCTTTTTCAAACAACTTAATTAATGCTTTATCCATAATAATTAGCTATCTCCTTAATATTATCTGGAATGAATCCTGACCATCCGTCACCCATTCCTTCTTCGTCAACCCATTCAACGACTGGTAAACTACGCCAACCAGATTGAATCAGTTTTTCTTTTGTTTTCTCATCATTAGTTATATCTACGACCTCATATATAACCCCTAATTTATCCATTAATTGCTTTGTCATTTTGCAAGCAGGACAATCTTGTTTTGTATATACAGTTACCTTCTTCATGTTAATCAACCCATTCAATATATCTATTCATCTTTTTGGCTACCATTACATCTGCAATCCAGTCCCATGGAGACCATGTATGTGGCCATCCATCGTGTAGTCTTCTATATTCGCGTCTTGATAACTTAACCTTATGATCTGGATTGTTGACGAAGAACATTGTTACCTTTGCATGTAATGCGTTTTTCATTTGTTGTAGGTCTGAATCGTATTCCGTCTCACCATATAACTTATTTAGTTTCTCCCATAATTCTATACTTGTCATTTTTTCTCCTTAAAATAAAAGGACTGGCCGTACACCAATCCGATTCTTCTTATTTTGCTGTTGCATGATGGAACCATGATACGTTCTTGTCAAAGAAAGCAAGCATGTCATTTGTAAGATAGAGAATGTAGGTTACAAATAATACAAAGTTTGCATCTCCCTGAACTGCTGTGATGCCCCATAAAATCACCGACATTAGCCCCTGAATGGTCCAACAGTAATAACTTTCACTGAACCGTAATGTAGTTAATACTGCGCCAGTAATACCGATAGAGGCAGCAACACTATCAATCCATGGACGTGGACTGATAAAAATATGTGTATCTGAGTAGTACAAAATACCAGTCAAAGCAATGAAGAAGACAACAACTAATAACCAATTAGTTAATCCACGTCCTCGTTCGTGTAGAAAACGGACTTTCTTATCAACATCTTTAGCCCAACTAGGCATTAATAACACAGGCAAATCAAGCAGTAAAATATAAACACCCTGCAACAACACATCATTGTAATTTTTTGCTTGAACTGCTACAACAATATAAATCAATGCTGACACAAGACCCAAAACACCATTTAGAGGCTTAGTATTTGTGATTGACAGAGTACATGTAAATCCTAATACACCAGCAAACATAGTTGCTGTAGTAACAGGATTAAAAACTCCACCGCCAATTGTCATTCCTACAATTAAACCAATTCCAATCAACAATAAACAGTATGATCGTGTTGTCCAGCCCGTCATTTGTTCTACATACCAGCTTGGCTTAAATACGTTATACCACGCAATCTTTTCTATAGCATTATCCATCTTTCTACATTCCTTCTTTCATTTTATTAGCTTTCACCCTTAGGGCTGCTTATCCGGGAATTACCCCTTTTTATTTCTTCCATAAATACATAATTCCAAAAATCAAAACGCCAATAACAATTAATGAAACCAATGATTTAACAATGAAATATCCCATTACTTGTTACCCGCTTGATCTACAATTACACCACTTGCACCTTGAACAGTAACAAAACCATGCTTAAGGTGTGCTTGAGCTTCCATGTATTGAATGTTCTTATCGGTGATTGAATCAGAAATCTTCTTATTTGCCTTAGCTTCCCCTTCTGCGCGTGCAATCTTTGCATTTGCATCAGCTTCCGCCTCAGTCTTCTTAGTCTTTGCTTCTAATTTTGCCCGTTCGTTATCTTGACTAGCCTTGATTAAATCATCAATTGATTTTTGAGTTTGAGCATCAACATCAGGAACACCGAAACTTAAATCTTCAACAATGAATCCCTGGTCTTCAACTGACTTTTGGAAGTCCTTTAAGATAGCGCCTTGGACTTTAGCAGAACCAGAACCCATTACATCAAGCAAACTATACTTGGACAATTCATCACGACTAGCTTTTTGAAGTTTTTGATTAAGCCATCCGTTTTCGACAGACTTAATGTCCGCAGAGCCAAACTTCTTATAAACTTTGGCTGCTTTAGTTGGGTCAACATGATAAGCGTAAGTAATATTAACAGTGGTCTTCTTGCCATCTTTTGTAGCTGAACCAACTTTTTGTTTAACTGTTTGGCTACGAACAGGATATTGAGTTACCTTGTCCAATCCGACAAAATGAACCCCTTGGCTCAAAGCAGAATCTCTTACCCCACCTGACATTGAATATCGAACACCAACATTCCCATTATCAATTTTTTCAAAGAAGCGGAAGCCACCAATAGTGACACCCAATAATACAACAACTGCTCCAATAGACCATTTAACTGATTTTTCCATTTACTTCCTCCTTATTTGGTAATACATGAATTTTACTTACAACAATTTCCTTTGCAGGTAATCCTGTCATTTTTCGTTTAGTTCTCACATTAATTGCATTAATAAATTGAACTGCTCCATTGTCACCTGTTACTTCCCATTGTTTTACTGGAATAATTTGAATGCCTTTATAGTAAAAATACATAGGTTCTCTATTTAACTTCACTTATCTTGTATCCTTTATGTGTTTTTACTACACCTTCGAGACAATTTTGAATCATTGCTTTATTTAATTTGTTATCAATAATGAATTTTTCATATTCATTAGAGTCTAGCCAAAAGCTATATTCCTCATCGCCCTTTGAAAAACGAATTCTAGGAACTCTTTTTTCAACTACAACTTTCTTTTCTATTGCTTTCTTCTTACCTAAATCCTCAACTGGAATACTTTCAAAGTCTTCTCCAGCTTGATTACGCAAATCTACATATTGAGTATTATCAACTTTATAAGTGCGAGTAACTCGCATGGATTCGCCGTTATACTCTTTCATCATATTGCTTCTCCTCCCTCTTTAATAACAATCCTAAATTACTATGGTGAACAGTCTCACCAGTTTTTTTAACAGTTGATTTAAGTGACTTTGTTGATGTAAGCAAGAAACAAAGCTCACTAGCTCGGGTCAAAGCCGTATATAATAATTCCCGATTATTTAGCATGTAATGAAATGGCAATACCACAATCGCACATGGGATAGTAGACCCTTGGGACTTATGAACTGTCATCGCGTACCCTAGTTGGATAGTCTCAAGCTCTTTATCTCTAAGAAATACTTTACCGACCCCGTCGAAATCAATAATGGCCTCAACATGACTAACGCCACCCTTGCTATTAAATTCAAGATCAATACTTTCGATAATTCCTGTGTTCCCGTTGAAAATTGGTCGATACATCTGATGATTCTCTGCTGCTGTTGCCCGATAGTTATTTGCCGTGTTAAGCACTTTATCACCTTCACGTAGAATATAAGCATCAGCACTGTTAGCTTTGACCTTATATTGGTTCTTAGTAGGACTTTTCGGGTTAGCAATTGTTTGTGCTAAGTCATTAATGCGAGCACAACCACTAACTGTCTGAGTGAGTATTTGAATATCGCTAACATCATACTTATTTAACGCCTGGGCAAAAATCCTATAAGCATCTGTGCTTAGCTTCTCTTCTTCTGCCGAATCTTCAAACACATAGCCTAGATCGTTTTTATTGCCTAGCATCGTCCAACTATCCTTAGGGCTTACTTTCGGCATCTTACCCATTCGATATTGTAATGAATGAGTGATAATTGCTGAGTCCTGTGCTTGCCTGTGGATCTTAGTCAAAGAAACAGTAGGAACAATTTTAGAAGAAATGATATCTCTCATAACCCCAACACCAATAGAATCTAATTGAGCTATATCACCGACCATAATAAATTTAGTACCATCACCCAGAGCATTAACCAGCGCCTCAAATAAGCTATCATTAACCATTGACACCTCATCTAAAATAACTACATCAACTGGTAATGGGTTTTCTTCGTGTTCAAAGCCGCCAAAGGGATCACCGATACCAAGTAAACGATGAATAGTCTGTCCTCGTTTGCCTGTTAAGTGGGTAAGGTTATCAGCTGCCTTCCCAGACAATGCACAGGTAGCAACCTGGTAGTCATTGTCCTGTAATACTTTAATCACGGCATTCAAGGCGGTAGATTTACCAGTACCAGCTAATCCCTGTAGCATTGATACATTTTTATCAAGCATCACATTAATGGCTTCGATCTGTTCGTCTGAATATTTCCAACCTTGTTCTTCTTGGATTCGGTCGATAATTTCGTCGCGCTTTTTATACTCAAATTCATTTTCAGAGCGAAGTAATCTCAACAGATTCTTTGCAATAGATTTTTCGGTGTTATACAAACGCTTAGTAGCCACTCGCCTTACGCAATCAACTTCATAAGTAACAAATTCGTCGCTGTCGTTAATCCATTGAAGTGTCTCTTCAACGTCACAATCAAACACTTCTTGGCGAAGATATTTCATCAAATCTATTTCTTTAGTCCATGAACTTCCATCCATAGCTAACTTATCAAAGTAATCCTTTACGAAAGCATGGACACGACGTGGATCATTAGATGGAATACCAAAATTAAGCGCCTTTTCATCTATAGTCTTAAAACCTACTCCTGGAACATCCATAAACTCATATGGATCTTTATTAAGCAGTTCGATAGCGCCTTCCACTGAGTGAACGTGGCGTACTAATTTTCGTGTCATATTAGGGTTAAAGCCCCATTTACCAAAAGCAACATAGGCTTCGCTATAATCTTTTTGCTCTTCATAGGCGTTAATCAACTTGTCAGCACTAACAGGTCCAATGCCCTTGATAGCCATCAATTCTTTTACCCTATGCTCTTGAAAAATAGGTCGAGGATCATCAAACTGAGCATTAACAAGTACCCCTTTGGGGGAGATATCAGTAAGAAACTGCCGGAAGTCTTCTCGAGACATACCTTCAATTGGATCTCGACGCTTGCTACTAATGTATTGATATTGCGGGCCATATTTTTCATCGTTAATAAATTCACCGCGAATAATATATTCGTTCTGAGGAATAAGTGACATCTCACCCTTGAACACTACATCGCCAAAAGAATTTTTAACAATATTCCCTTCTCGTACCTCTGACACCCTCATCGTGGCAATTTTGAATAGTGAATCGTTGGCGGCAAACCTTATGCGTTGAATTGAACCTACAATTTCTACTTCGGCCATTAATATTTCACCACCAAGTTCAGCAATTCGAATTCATCGGGATAATTATATGCATCTAATTTACTATTTGCTTCATAATAAATTAGGGTTTTACGACCAGCCTCAATAAGCTTCTCCACATCTTCCTGCGCTAAATTAATATTATCTTTTAACTTCACATTAGAAGTTGTGTTGGTACGGACTAGTTCTTTTGATAATTCAGTCTTAGTTCTAAATGCTTCATCGGGTTTTGCTTTTAGTAAAAAACCAGTCATATTGAAGTCGTTTTTTAACGTAAAAGTAAATGGCTTCTTGGACACTTCCATAGATTACGCTACCTCCTCAAGATTGAATTCAGGGTGTTGTTCCTTCCAGACATCAGTCTTATATAAATGACGACCGTTTCGCATCACTCTATGACCTTCAAGATTAACGAATGACCGTCTACTTAGTTCAGGTGCAACTCTTAGGCCATGAGAAATACTCTTAACGAATACCGGATTATCATTATTCTTGTCTGTAATCACATAACCGACTTTCGCATAGTACGCAAGACGTTGTTTTCTTAGCAGGTCATACTTAACTAATAGATTGTGCATCTTACGTACCGATAATTCTAAATCATCGGCAATTTCTTTAATCGTAACCAGTCCACGATCAATGCAATTGTTAAGCATTCTTTCTAGCCGATCATAACTATATTCATCAAATAAATTATTTTCTTTAATATAATTGCGTATCCAAATTAAATCTGGGTTATTTTTGTCAGCTTTTCGTGACCAGCTCTCGCCAATCTTGTTATATGATTCCAAACGGTACAAATGATTGTAAAATTCGTCTGAGTATGTTTGTTTCATGCCTTCCAGCCTTTCTAAACTAAAATACTATCTTCTTTCCTTTTTTGTCAAAATCAATATAAAATATTTTTGTTGTGTTTAACGATATACATAATATCATATAACCCTAGTTCCTGACACTAGAAAAATAAATTATTCTAAATCATTATTAATTTGTGTTTTTCCAACATCACGAATAAGATTAAGTCCTCGATCAACTTCCAGAACAACCTGTCGATTAGTCTGACCTTGTCGGTTTTTATCCCAGAAAACAATCATGTAATCATTATCTTCGTCTAACATTTCTGAGTGTCCTTTTGAATTAACTACCTTAATAGCATTCTTCCCACTCACCTCTGATTGAGAGGCCATACGTACTAAAATTAATGACGATACTACGTCAGTAATATTCTTCGCCATACCAATCATTGACTGATCTAAATAACGTGATCTTCGATTTGTTTTAGTCATTTGTGTAGTAACCCAAACATGAACGTTCAAATTACTAGGCTTAATCACGTTATATAGCTTTACCATATTCTGTTGTAATTGTAGCCAGGAGCTATCATTAACCCGACTATATGTATCGTTATCCAATTTCAATGTATCAAGAATAAAATACCGTACATCATATAATCGAGCATACTTCTTAATAAGTCGAATTGTCTTTGCCATACTAAACTCATTCATATTAACGAAACGAACTAGACCTTCTGATACCTTGCTCAAATACCATTCTTTAGCCTCGTTTAGATATTCCCATTCTGCATCGGTAAAACTACCTCGCAAGAACCTATTCTTGTTAAACATAGCACCCTTATGGCGAGCATTAATATAAGCTGTTAGTAATCCTTGAACATATCGGCTTTTTTCTTCTTCATTAGCGATAATTAAGACAGGTTCCTCGTTGTTAATTGAACTTTGAATATGCAAAAGAGTAGTAAGAAACGTCTTCCCTACTCCCGAATTGGCAGCTAACATTGTAATATTTCCTAGCGCTAACCCATTCTGAATTGAGTCCATTAATGGACTTCCCAATGGTAGGCCTTGTGCAATACCTTCATCAGCCTCTTTAAGCATTTCATCAACATCAGCGAACATTTCTTCAACTCGGTCGTTCCCAAATTGCGAATCTACAAATGCCTCTGCTATAAGCCCTTCTAATACTTCATTGAGAGTTTCCAAGTCCATCTCCTGGTATTTATCCCAGTTTTGCTTAATAGGAAACCCCATTTCAGTCAGTTTCATTAATGTTTTATAACGTTGTAATTCGTTGTAATAACTATCGACATTTTCTTTCTCAACAATGGCAATACCTTTTTCAATGGTTTCATAACCACCGGCTTCCGAATATGCTTTTTGAATTTTCTCTTCCTTAGAGTTTACGTAGGCACCTACAGATACTGCGTCTAAGGTTTTAAGCCCACGATCCTCGACCATCTCTTTTAGCATATGGTAGTAAAAACGCCACATCGAATTAGAAATATCATTTGGATTTACTGGGTAATCAAAAAAGTAATTGGTATCACCGTAAAGAGAAAAAATTAATTGGCTCTCGACGATACCTCTTTGAGTTTTCAGCTCTTTATAAAAGTCAGATTTTATAATGGTATTTTCTTGTTTTACCTTTTCTGCCAATCGCCGAACCCCCTAATTATTAATAACTTTCAACCCTACCAAACTTTTCTCTTCTGAGATAAATCTATCAACTTCGCTTAATCTAAACTGTTTGAATTGAGAATCAGCAAGATAACGCTCACGTAATTCGTCAAAAAAGATTGTTACATTTTCGATTGCGCTCCCTGGCATTTCTCTTATAATCTTTAGAATCAATGGAAGCTTTAATTTTGATTTCAATAGACCTTGAAAACCAAATGAGGCCATTAATACATGTTTATGCTCTTCGATTTTTTGATCTACCCACATGTGTTTATCTTTCATTAAATAAAATCAACCTTCCGTCTCCCGGAGCCTTTGCGCTTGTAAGCGACTGTAGGCTGTTCGATCTTCTTCTTTTCCTCTTTACTAATTTTCTCTACTTTTTTCCGCTCTTTATCCAAAGCATCTAACCTTCTCTGAATAAAATTAATATTTCCTGTCACGATTTTCATGATGTAATTAATTTCATGTTCTTCGTTGTTAAATTCAACTGTTTTCTGCGCTTTTTTTATGGCGTCATAAGAATATAACAGCGTATAATAAATTGTTTTGAACGAGTATCCCTGCTTATTCCCACGAACATTTGTGCTCGCGGGTCTAAATTTACCTACTCTCAATCCCAACAGGCGCTCAACGCAATATTTTGATAGGTTAGCACCAGCAGGAAGATTTAATATTTCTGACTTGAAATATTGATAAACTTGATCCCAATCACTATTTTCCTGTTCCCTAAACTTGATATCTTCATGTTCTTTAAGATATTTGGGTAAGCAGTCAATATGGAATTTACGCTTATAATTTCTGTACCCGCTCTTAGTTTTTAGCGGAATTGGTTTGATTACCATATCTTCTTCATTTAATGGATTGGCACAGTAATAGCACTTTTGAATAGCCATTATAGTTTAACCTTTCGAATTTCAAATTCATTTTGGTTAACTAAAACTACACCTTGAGAACGACTAGATTTCGCACTTATTTTTTTGCTGTATTCATCCATTCCTTTGATCGATCCAAAAGTTGCTTGGAAACGATTATCACCCACTTCTAACATTGAGAAACGATGTAAATGTCCTCCAAGAACTGCATCATAATGACGATCATATTGTTCTCCCAATTCAGCTAATGTAGTCTTTTTATTCAAATTATTTCTATCACCATGTACAAATGCAAAATTCCAACCTTGTACATTAATGTCTGTAAAATAGCTATCTGAATCAATAAATTCTACGTCTGATCCTGATAATTCAATCCACATCTTAATAATCTGATTGCTAATATTTACTGCATGATCTGAATTTAGATTAGAATTTTTGTCTCCTTGCATACGGTCGTGATTACCAGCAATTCCACGATAAGTAATTAGCTCTACATGTTGCCGAATTCGTTGAATAAAATCAATAATTAATTTTGTTACATGAACGATTTGTTCAGACAAAGTTTCTTCCGAGTCGTATAAGTTCTGGTTACGCATGTAAGCATGTTCTACAATGTCACCAAGATTAACAATATCAACGCTATAAACTTTATTTTCTTCGATAAGTTTAATGACTTTATCAGCATATTTAATTAATAAACCTTCAACCACTTGTGTATCATAATAGTTTTCTGGCATATCAACATATGCACCATAATGAATGTCAGATAAACAAACGATCATTGCGCTATTTGTATCCTGTCCAGCGTCAGGAAGAATTACTGGATTTTCCGCTAAAACAAAATCGGTCTTTTCTAACGCTGACTTAATTTCATTAATAAACAACAGATCTTTATTAGTTTGACGAACTAATCGCCGAATTACTCGACCCTGCTCTTGCGTTTCCAGCTTCTTACTATTCAATTGACCAATTGCATTCTGAATACTTTGTAACTTATTATCTGCAATCAAGTCCGCATGAGTAGTTGCATCTTTTAAACGACCAGAATCTTTTTGAAACCGTTTAATAAGCCCACGATAGTTTTCGTTAGTATCACTATCATAGAACCCTTCTTGTTCCATCATCTTCTTGTGCTTAGGCCATGAGCAACGTCTCGATGGGGACGTTTTTTGTAATTCTTCTTTTATTTCACTAGCTACATTTAAATGTTGGTGAGTAACATTAATATGTTCTCCCTTTTTATTAACATAGCTGTATTCTTTTGTAGCGATACTAATTACCCTCCATAGTTTTAGTTTTATATATGTACACGAGGAAAATCCTCGTAATTAAATATGTTATGTGTTATTAAGCTGCTACCGGTGTTTCGTCTAAAATTTTCACCTTTTGTTCATTCATATACTTAATAACCTTATTTTGTTGTTCTTTAGTTAATGCGCTTAAAGTCTTGCTTCCAGTCATCTCTTTAACTTTAGTAGCAAATTCTTGCTTCTTATCTTGACCTTCTAACAAAGATAAGAAATCTGCCACTTGATCTTCAAACGGCATTTCAGAAGTAATACTTTCTTCATATGCGACCTTGGCCTTTTTCTTATCCTTACTAAAGTCTTTAACAATAACATTACCCTTGTTGTCATCTGCTTCTAAGCGTTTGGCCCAGTTGACATACGAAGGATTTTCGATTTCGGCTCCCCGAGCATAGGTATCAGTACGGTCTTTTTCAACTACACCAAAGTACTTATTATCACGAGTAAATAATCGAAGAACCACGTCGTAATCGAATGGCGCCTTCTTTGCCATATCCGGCTTCTCGCCAGTCTTAACACGGACACCGCCACCTGCATCTTTCATTACATCTGAAGCCTGAGCAATTGACACAATATTAATTCCTTGACTTGCTAATTTAAGTTTTAAGTTCTGCAAGCGACTCGCTAATTGCTTAATCTTTCCCCATGAACGTACAGACAAATTAGCATCAAGTACATCTTTTCCCTTACGAATCGCACGAGATTCTTCAACTTCTTGAAGGGCCTCTTGAATGTTTTCGTAAATCTTAGTTTCTGAATCAATAATTAATGTCTTGAAGTCGTCCACATTTTCATCTAATTCATCAATTAAATTAGCTAAATCATCAAATGATTGGGAATCAACAATTCCTAATAAATTCTTGGCCCGTTCTGTTCCTTCGTACCACGCATACCCGTCTTCACTATCCATTGCAATTATTTCCGGGAATGAAAGACCAAAAACAGTCTTACCAACACCTGTTGGTCCGTATACTAAAATTTTCAAGCCCTTTTTACGGCTGTTAGGCTTTCGCAACATATCCAAATCCAATGCCATACAATAACTCCTTTAATTAATATCATTTCGTATTTTTGTTGTGGTTGATGAAAAATTTTTATTTAAATAAACCGCCAAACATATCATCGACGCCAGATTCTTCTTCTTCCTTGTTGTCGTCCTCATTGAATACGCTGGTATTTTCTTCAATATCTTCATCATCTTCAACAACAATCAAGGCCTCTGGAGAATACTTATCAGCCAACATGAAATCGGACTTTTCGCCATCGACGTTCATTAATGGCATCTTAAAAATAACCTTGTCAACACTGCGGTCACCAATTGTTTCTTCGTTTTCAATTTGTTCTTCGGTCATAATACCAAGTTGAATCAATTCCATAACCTGCTTACTTCGTTGAATCTTACCCGTACTCTTTTCATAACCGTGAACAATATTATTCTTAAGACCAATTTCACGAACTACGCCTTTCTTAACCTTAAAAAGCGTTTCGATAGCCTTGGTCATCATATCTACTTTTTCTTCCGTAGTTTGAATAGTAAATTGTTGTGAGAAGGCAAGCGTCTTTTTAATTTCCTTGCCATTTTCTTTGCCAATGTATTGTGGGACAAGGGCATTAACAACAATTTCGTTTCTTTCCTTTAATGTCTTTTCCCAATCTCGTGGCAACGCCGTACTTTCAAGCAAGTAGGTTTGACGCATTTCTGCCTTTTCTTCTACTTCTTCATTATCCTTACCGTCATACAAGCCAATATTTGTAATATTAAAACTACGACTGATCTTTCCATCGTAACGTTGATATTCAATATTCCCACTAACATAAATTTCTTGGCCGTCATGTAAGTGTTCGTCCATGTAATTAATAGCATCTAGCTCAGACAAGAAACGTTTTCGGATTAACTTCCCTTTTTCGTCACGTTCAAGGGCAACGTTAATAAATGAGAACTCAGCAACATTTTCAAGAGCATCTTCGTTATCACGTAGGTCCCAATCAAGTTCCATATGTTGATTAGTATCCTTGTTAAATACATGAACAACTGGCTTGCGCTTTGAGTAGCCACCCATCATTTGCACATAAATCGAATTGCTATCACCAATCTTAACTGGGAAGCCCACTCGTTTATATACCCAACCTGACTTAGATTCAGTAGTTTGTGCAGGGAATGTGTCGCTTGAAATAGAAGCTCGTCCACGAGCAGTAAAACGAGCAATTCCCGGTTTTAATTCTTTTTCTAACTTAGCCTTTGGCATTAACTAGTTCCTCCTTAGAAATTTTCTTAAATTGTAATTGTTGTTTTTCAGGATCTGTATACGAGATCAGTATTACTCCATCATTTAACTCTTCAAAGTTAAATTCCATTTCATCATCTAATCCAGCTTCTTTGCGGATAACATCAAAATTGGGAGCAATACTAATGTAGGCTGCATCAATATCCACCTTGATAATTTCTCCATCATTATCAGAAATCTTTTTCTGCTCATCCTTTAAAAGTGAGACTAGCGCACTACTAAATTCTTCAAGGCTTAATTGGTTACCTTTTTGTTTACTGCTAGATCCACGATCTGTAGCTTCATTTAAAGGTGACGTACTTGTACTTTTTTGTTCGTCACGATCTCTTCCTTCAATTCTTGAGAATCCCGCTCGAATAACTTCAAAGCCAGCCTCTTGCAATGCTTGGACTAATTTTTGGTATCTATCTTCTGCAATAGCACTCAAGAGCTCATTATCGTTATCAACACCTAAATAGGCTTTAATACCAGGAATAGCTTCTGGAGTAAGAATTTTAGTCAAATCTAATCCAACTTGTATGTCATACTTGTGTGTAAAATTACTCATGAATCAATTCCCACCATTCATTTAATTGCCGATACGTATCTTGGAGTGAACCCGAGTTATCAATAACATAAATTTCACTGAATGGATATGGTGCATTTAATTGTGTAACGAAACGTTTAGGGAATTGTTCACGGCCATATTCTTGTAAGAAATCCATTTGTCGTTCAATATTCTTTCCTAAATCTTCTTCGTTATAACCACCATCCCGATCTTTCAGTCTCTTTTTTGCGACTTCTGGGTCGGTATAAACATACAAGGGCTTAAAACCCTTTTCGATGCAGTAATGTGAATATTCTAATAATTTGCGAATATCTGGGATTATTAACGGTGTATCAATACTGCCATATTTTTCGTCAAGTAGATTAATCCACGCTTCATGACCGAAAATACTTCTGATACTTTCTCCCAAATCTTGCAGGTGATGACGCTGTACCCTGTCCCCGGCAAATTGCTCAGCTAATTCATGAATAGGTTCTCCTAATGCGTGTTTAACAGCACGGCCGTTAAACAAATTATCTTTAATATAATTTGCCACTGTATCTTTACCTGCACCACCACTAGAACCCATAATGGCTATATTTAAGATAGATATTCCTCCTTTTGATATATATTAGTATTTTTGTTGTGATTAATAATGCTCAGTTATCATATCAAAAAAGATATAAGCAAGTCATAAAATTGCATCTACCGGTAACGTTTTTTTGAAGAAACTAAAAAAAGCAGTAGTTACACTGCAAAATAACTACTGCTTGATTTTCATTAAGTTTTCTCTATCGTGATAGTACATAAGTCCACGATGCCAAATTGAGTTTGCGAATTTTTGAGAAGAAATAGCTTCTTTAATCTTATCTTCTGGATAGTCGCCAACCTCACCAAATACCTCTACAATCTCAGTCACCACGTCAGATTGATGTTCTGGTTGTAAAGTACCATATTTGGCTATCAATCTACGATTAACCAGGTCAATTATACCAGATATTCTTAATTTATTAGCGCTAACCTTTGAATCCTTACCATACACAGTTTTCCACGCCTCATTAAGTCTCTTGTTAAGAGTCCAATGTCCAAGTGGAGTTTCTTCACTACTTAAAAATTTTAATTTACGAAATAGGTAAGAGTCTTGTGTTACAGGTATAAAGTATTTGTCAGTTTGAGGACTGGCCCCTCCTCCATTCTTCACCTTAACTTCCTTTATCCCTAAATTTATCCACTCCATTTCTTTTGGAGTAAACTTAACTATTCTATCACCATATTTACCATGGACAGTTAATTCATTTCCGTTAAAGTCTTTTAGTTTAATGCGAGCAATTTCGCTATCTTCCGTTTCTCTAGCAAGATATATACCTTTAAATAGAAATAGAGCAATTAAGTTTTCTGGACTTGGCGATTCCGGCATAAAATTGTCCATAAGCTCATTATAGGTAATTAATTGTAATTTTCTAGGCTTCCATTTATGCGAGTGTAAAGCCCAATTATCTTCGATCGCTATTTTCTTGTCGTTATATTTTGATAACAGGTCATTAATTGATCGCACTAAAGTACGACAATAGCCCAATTTATTATTGACCGTCTTTTCGTTCAGTTGCTTCTCTTCAAGTAAATATTTGCGAAATTCTTTTATCTGAGCTTTATTGAATTCCCAAAATGGAATGTTATACTTTTTTTCGATTGTTTCCACATCGGTCAACGCAGCATTAGCACCTGCCGCACTTATTTCGTTATGCCGTTCTGCATAGTAATACCATGATAATTGTTTTATGTTATTCCCAATCTCATATTTAGGATTAAAAGACCTATATTTTTCAATTCGATATGTTCGGAGTTGAAGGTATTTATTTAACTTATCATTCATAAAGTTATTAAAAAACACATGGAATATAATTTCAACCTGTTCTGAATTATATTCCACTGACAATAACAATTCACTAATTTCTTTCTGATCTTTCTCCCCTAGATCATTAATTATCTCATTAAGATTACCGATTCTGTCTAATATTATCTTATTTTCCATGTTCTTCCCCTATATGCCTGTCCTAATTAATCTAAACAATTGTATTATACCTTTAGTTATAGCTTAAATCCATACATCAAATACAATTGTGTTGTTATATTAACACTTTCTTATATTATAGCAAGCAGAATAGGCTATTAATTTACCCCAACCAGATATTAGTGAATTATTTTAGTACTTTGTGTTCCTTACCAGTACGATAAACTGTATTTTCTATTTCTGGACGTGAGTGAATTAACATTAATAATTGTTCTTTTGAGAGCTTATCAATTTCTGTGTAATCATAATTGGTTGTTAGCATTGCTGCTCCAGTCATCGTTGGGTCTTGTTGTGAATGGATATATTTTTCTGTGTTCACAATACTCTCGTGATCTAGAAAATCTTTTACTAACATAATATCTTTAGTTTGGTAATAAAGAGTAGTGGCAGCTCCTGCACGCAATGAGTGTGGTGTTAATTGGTGATTTATTTTCTTACTAAATTCTCTAAGCGCATTCTTTAATGTTTCATGCGAAAGAGAGTTAAATACGAATTCATTTTTATCTCCGTTAAACAATTTTTCTTTTAACTTATTGTAATAACTCAATTCAAGATATTTAGTATTTAATTTTTTCCCTTTATCAATAACGTCTAATCGTGCAAAACGTGTTCCATCATGTGCAATGACGAATTGAAAATCTTCCCATTTGATCGAAAATGTCGCTGAAACACGGACGCCTGTTCTAAACATAAAATCTACTAATAACGCATATTTTATTCCTAACGTTTCATCGGGATCATTACGATATCTTCTCTCTTTTAAAAATTCTTTTAATTGTTCTAACTCTTCACGAGAAATTGCCTCATGGTGCTTAACGTCATTTGTCTTTAATGATTTATTTGTTAAAACGTAATTATTTAAATCGTCAATATTTACACTTTTATAAATTCCCTCCTTCTTAATCATTTTCATAAGTGAACGAACTGCTATCAAGTGACCTTTAATCGTTGAATCCTTAATGTCTTTTTCTCGTAAAGGTGCAATAAATTTATTTAATACATCACTGAACCGAAGATGATTTAGGTCATATTCGCTAATCTCAACTGGCTCTTTATTAAACACCATTTTGCTGAAAAGCGTTACTGATGTTTTGTAATTGTGAATTGTATTAGCTGTAGCCAACGAATTAATCCAAGTTAAGTATACTTCGTGCATTTCTCTTTCCATTGTAATTCCTCCATATCTCCTATAACACAATGCGGATTTTATAAATCAATACTAAAAACAGATAATTTTTATAGCACCTACAAATAAGTCAATTTCGAGCATTTAATTTTACTTACTCTTAAATAAATGATATAAAAGCTATAATAAAAAAACGGAGCCATTTAATACAGCTCCGTTTTTTTCAATATCAAGTGTATAAATATTTTAATTAAATATTATAAAATCCGCATTTTATTTCGTTTTTCTTACCATTGAAATTTATATTGTTGTGGTGACAGTTGATACGTGTAAGTCTCAACTATATTTCTATCCTTGTCGATTACATAATCTACTGTAAAATTATTCGGATCATCACCATTGATTTTGCACCACTTAGGCCCATTCTGACCATCAAGTTTTATTTTATCTCCAGATTTCGTATGTTTTATTTTCATCCATCCTTCTTTTACTGGATAAAAGTCACTGTCGTCACTTTGCTTTTTATTATAGCCATTTTTGCTAGATAGCATATTGTTGTAATCTTTCTTTTCATTAGAGGTTAGTTTTGACTCGTCTATATTGTTATTCCCATCTACTTCAGCAACAAATTGACGATAACCAGTTCCTTTTCCATTAAATAAAATGACAATACGTCGATTTTCTGATTTCGGACTACTACGTAAGTAGATTTTTCCTGCTAAGTCCTTATTAGACATAGCATGAACATCATTAGGAATAATAACTATCCCAATTGCCACTAAAAATGCAATAATAATTCCAAAATATTTTTTCATAGTAAATTTTCTCCTGTCGCTAACTATAGGTCTTGAAGTTCTTCTACATGGTCAGCTACTTTTTGGTCCAATTCATTATGCTTATCCATAAAGTCATCGTAGCTTCCACTAATATTCGTAGCATGGTTAGCAAAATGTTTTGCGTCTAAATAAGCATTATGAATTTTCTCTTTGTCTGAATCGTCAACAGAATCATTTTTCTGAATCTTCTGGTCTAAGTCATGAAGATCGCTAAGTTTACTATCAATACCATCAATCTCATCAGTATGATTATTTTGAATAGTATCAATTGTAGAATCTACATCAAAATCATCGTCAGAATTTTCTATAGCATCATTCCATTCGTTACCTTCTTTGGAAGATAATTGTTCTACCTTGTGACCAAGTGCAAAGTATTGAGTAGCAAATTCTTCTTTATCATCTTTGTAATTTGATTTGTTTTTCTTCTGTTGTTGGGCTGTTTCTGCCTGCTCTTCCGCTTCATCGGCACTATTTTGAGCCATTCCACCGAAAATAAATGTACATACAACTACTACACACGTAATGATAAATTTCTTTTTGCTTTTCTTAAACAGATCGCTCTCTTTATCTTTTCTTTGTTTAAACCACTTAACACCGTAGACTATTGCAACAATAAATGAGACTAAAAACGCCAATTCTAATAAGCCAGCTAAAGTTTCCATAATATAAATATCCTCCTAATTACACAAAAATGGTCAATCAGCGTAGCTAATTGCGTCGATTGACCATTTAGTTTTAAAACTCCTTTATTTTACCAAAAATTTCTTTCGCTGAAAACGCTATATACAAAAGTCATTAATTACTTTACTAAGTTGTCTTTTAACCTTGTTGAAATCTTCTAGTCGTAATTTATCCATTGGTAAAGAACGCACTCTTTCACGAGAATAACAATGTATTTGTGTTGCATTTACTCGACCATATATATTTGCATAGCCCTGTAAATTAACGTAACCATTAAAATAAGTTCCACCAGAAGTGATTGGTGCTACCATAAGATAATTTGTATTGCGATTATATCGATCGTTAGAAATAATTACCGCTGGATGAATACCTTCCATCTCAGTATCTATAGCCGGACTAAAGTCTAAATAGATAATATCTCCCTGTTTATACTGTACTTTACTCATAATTTTCTCCATTCTACATTGTAAAAATGTCATTTTAACGACTGCTTATTCTAAAAAGAGGATCGCCTAGAATGACGACCCCCTTTTTGGTTGATTTTATTTTTCTTTCCAATTTTTGGAGGAAAATTTCCTTCCCACCAATCAATACAAATTGCTATTAAGAAACAAATTCCGATAATAATTAAATGTGTCATACATTCTCCTATAATTTCATATATCCTCTAGAAACAGTTAGATCAGCTAATTTAATACTAAAATTATCAAAATAATCTCGATCATTAATACTTAAATCAGAATATGGAGTACTATCAAGCCCACCAAATGATAATTTTGAAATAATATCTTTGGTAATTTCCACACGTGTATTATTTTTATCCCAGCCAGCAGCAATATTCTCTAACCAATCATCATCTAATTCGTAAGCACGAATTCCACCTTCGGGAGCAATAACGCAAAGAAAATTCTTTCCAACGTTACTATTCAAAATTTTCCCAGTTACGCCCATATAGCCACATAGGTTGCTAAAAATCTCTACTGCATCATCAATTAATGTTCTATGTTTCCACATAATTTTCTCCTCCTACATAAATAAATCTGCAATTGCTACCAATAAGCACGTTAACAATAATCCGACCTTTACAAAATTAAAGGCGAATCCTAGTTCTTCGCCAATCCGATTAATTAAATTCATTACATTTCCTCCTAAATAATAAAAGACTTCATTTGAATGCTGCCTAGTTTACTCGCTAAACATAATTCAAATGAAGTCTTTTAACTTCGATTAAAATTTCTTTTGTAAAAGACGTTTCAAAAAAACCACCGTTGATATAAATTAGTGGTGGTCTTGCTCTTTGATTCGACTTGAATGTTCTTTTAAGAACTTTGCTACTTTAAGCATAATTTCTTCGGTATCATCCTGTGTAGTAATACCAAGCATTAAAGCTATACCCTCATCCTTAGTAACTTTGAGATGATAATCATTTTTCATTAAGAACAGCTTTGTAGCAACGTAAGCTGTTCTTTTATTTCCATCAGAAAATATATGCTTTTTTGTAATCTTCTGCATTACATACGCGGCTTTAACCCAAATTGTTGGGTATAATTCCGCACCAAAAACAACCATCTGTGGCTGTTCAACTACTAAACTTAAACCTTCCGGGTATTGTAGCCCATAAACTCCTTCACCCGCTTTTCTAATCACTTGTTTATTTACAGCTAAAATTTCTTTTTCTGTTAAATATTCCATACTACAAATCCTTGAGAGCGTCTATTAAATCGGAGTCTTCATCGAAAATTTTATCTATCATTTTCTGTGTATCTTTACTTATACTTTCTTTCTTTTTAAATGTTATTACTCGACCATCGGAAGAAATATCTTTTTCATATTCGTCACCTGGTTGAGCGTGCATTTTTTCTTTGTCACTCTTGGTCAATCGTAAACCAAATGAATTTCCAGACTTAAAAAATTTTGAATTTTCATGAATTTCTTGCATAATATCACCTCGTAATTACATTATAGCATATTAGTGATTACAATTTCTCCAATTCTTACTTTTGTAAAAGACGTGTTTTACCTGTTACTACGCGACGTCCTCGATTTCTCCTAAGAGTTTTATTTCATAATCAATGAAATCTTGATTTTGTAGTTCTCCAATAATAAGGGCATCTATATCTTCTGGTTCCATGTCCATAATTTCTTCTAAACAATTTAATTCTGAACTATAGCTTTCTGGGAAGCGTTCCATTAATAACGATACTAAATCATAGCGATTAACAATTACTTGGTATACAGAGTTGTCGTCACGATCAATTGCAATTAACTTCATTTTAATTTCCTCCAATTCTTACCTTTTCTAAAATATCTGTTTTATAAATCAATCCAAATTTCATTCAAATCTTCGCTATCGCTATCAAACAATGCTTTCCACTTTCCTGTGGAATCTTTTTCAAAAGCAACTAACCAAACAGTTGAGCCCCGTCCTCCACTTAATTTGTCAAGAGCTTCACCGTTAGCATACTTTGTTTCTAATATACGGAAAATTTCATTTAACTCTGCGTTCGGAGTTAACAGTTCTGAGCTGTCACCGATGCCGTACCAGCCTACTGTAAGGTAGGTAACATTTAATTCATCTAGTCGTTTCAAAGCGTCATTTGCTGTTAAAATTTCCATTTTATTCACTCTCCTAAAATTTCTTTTTCTTTTAACTGTTCTACTTTGTACCCAACATTTTCTAATGCTTCAATTGCCTCGGTTAAAGTCATCTCTAGTCCAATTCCAAATGACTCGCCCCACTTTATTAATTCTTGTTCATTAACTCGTTCACGAAATCCGTCGCCAGTGTCAATTAAAAATCTCACTCTAAAATCATCTCCAAATTTTCTTTTAGTGCAAACGAATAGGACAAACCAAACCAAGCCCACCATTTTCTCGTGAAATTGTGAATGGACGGTAAGCATTTTGGTAGAATCTAAATGTTAGATTTTCTCGACTACTAAGATGTTGTAAACGTTGCTTTAATTTCTTCACGTTGAAATTAATCTCAAACTCATCATTTACCACTATATTAGTTACAGCAATTGGGAATTCTAAATCTTTCCTCCCATCAAAGTATTTAAGTTTTACTACATTACCTTTTACCAAAAGTGCTCCTACATCAGACTTTTTTACTATTTCTTTCAACACTGGAAAAATTTCTTTTTGTTGTACATCAAACTTAACGGTTGCATCATTAAGGTATGGTGTAACGCGTACTAAATCTGGATAACCAAACACACTAATATTTCCTCGGCTATCATCAATATATTTTTCTCCATTAGCTGCAACGGTTAACAAGCCTGAATATTTACGGTTCACAATTTTTGGAAATAACCACAATGACTTGCCAAATTTTGTCGGGGTCTTAGATAAATTCTTTGCAAACTTACCATCAATTAAAAATTCTTTCCCAACTAACTCATCTGGAATGCTTGCTGCTACATTTGCTCGCTCCAGTACATGGCTATCAGTTGCTTCTAAAATCAAATTATTTTCTGTAACTCGAACATGTACGAATGTTAAGTTAGGGCGGCGATCAGATGGTTTAGCGACTGCCGTTGCAACTTGCCGTAATTCTTTCAAAAAATCTTTTGCGTTTACGATGATTGCGTTGTCTTTATTAATAGTTGCCACGTTATTTAATAGTGTTTGTGTATTCATGATAATTACCTCTTAATAGTGATTTTATTTTTAATAGTGTTTTTGTTAGGATAATTTCTTTTGATTAGTACGATAGCGGGTGTTTATAGACCTTAATTGCCTCATCTTTTTTACCGGCGTTCCATAACTTCATAACTTTCTCGCCAGTATAACCTTCCATGGCGAGAAAATAATTAGCACTATAGAAATCAACATTACTTTTTTCTTCCTCGGTCAAACTTTCAATTAACGCCTTATGGAATTCCTCGGTTTCACTTAAGGCAATTGCAACTTTTGCTTCAATTATTGCAAGTGGTTCACCTAACTTATACGAAGCAGCTTTTTTCAAATGTAACTTTACTACCTTGTCTAATTCTTTCTTAAATGACTTTTCATCATAATTTGCATCAAAATAACTCATTTTCTATTTCCTCCAATTTGTAAATGCTGTTATATCAACGTTTTGAGTACCTAAATTTCTTTATAAAATACATATTTTATAAAGAAATACCAACCTTCATGCGAAATACCAAAGCTGCAATTCTGGTTTCGCGCCTATGCCAGCCCTGCAGTTTTTTCATGTGGTACGGATAATCAAGCGGTTGGTAATTTTTGTCAGCGAGCTGATAACTCCACTTTTCTGTATATTTACCACCCCATAAATCATCGCAGGTCCATTCCCAAATAGCCCAGAAAATACCATGAGAATTTCTTTTCATCTTGTACATCGTCCATGTATGACCATTCTTATCTTGTTTCCAGAAAGTGAACCGTTGACGTTTTCCTTTTACTAACTGGTGGTAGGCTGCATTCAATACAACTTGCGCGTTTGAGTTTGTTAATGTGCTAATCATTTTTAATTTCCTCCACTTTTCAAAAAATTCTTTTAGTACCAACCATTTATAAGGCGTTGATTCTTTAATCCAATCAAAACGCCATCTACATAGGTTTCATCCTGAATATATGGTGAGTAATCATAGTCTCCATTTTCATCGTATTCATCCATCTTGTTTAACATTGCATCAAAATGATTTGTGGCGAATAATTCACTACCAAATTCATCTCGAATTTGATAATAAGGTCGAATAACAGTAATTTTTCTTTCTGGATAAAGTCCAAGTTCAAATTTCTTTTGGCGTAATACTGTTTCAACTTTGATAGTAACGGTTGGAATTCCTCGGTTTACGGTAAATTTCTTCATGATTAATTTCTTCTTAGTGTTCGATACGTAGGCACCACCAGTAGTTATCAACTACCGCTTGATTGATTACGTCATATTCCCACAACTTGTTGAATGTAAAAACTGCGATTGCGTCATTGCATAAGCTCGCAAGCCTAATACCCTTTTTGTCAGCTTTTGTTAAGACAAGTTCGATAAACTTATCAAGTTTCTTCTGGCTCGCTTTTGTTTTAAATTCATTCATTTTTATTTCCTCCAAGTGGTTAATTTATTTTCTGTTCAATAATTAATAGTGATAATTTCTTTTCGTTCTAACCTAGATACATTCCAGAAAGTGCCATCTCACGACGATTCCTCCAACTAGGGAATATTTTTCCTTCTAATTTTTGAGTATTTAACTCCAAATCATTTTCGTCGCTTAATTCATTTGCCTGAACGTACGCTTTAAATTTCTCAATTTTTTTGTCGTCATTCGTGAAGAAAAAGCCATAATCATTATGAGTCTCTCTGTCATAGTAAGTTTCCTCTTTAATGGCTACTACTGCTTTGTAGTCCTTGTCGTTGACGATTATTTTATCGTCATCGCTTACTTTATGGAGTATATGTCCGTTGTAATTACTCTCAAAAAGATAATTATCTCCGACTTTCAGATAATTAACGCCAGCTATATTTGCATTATTTAGTACCTGGAGTAGTACATCTTCTTCCCATTCACTTACAAAGCAATCCATTGCTTGTCCTTGACTGTTTTGTGCATTCATTTTTAAGTTCTTCATTGTTGTTTCCTCCGTTATTTACGTTTTTCTCGATTGGTTAGATTTTTAATAGTGGTTGTGATTAATAGTGATAAATTCTTTTATTCAATACCTTTGAGTTGACGAATAATTTTCGCTTCACTCATCATTACCTTGTAATTTGAGTCGGCTTCTTGTGCTGAATGTACCCAGCCCCCAAAGCATACAAGTGCGATAATAGCAAGCATTACAATTGCAATATTTTTCTTCATGGTTATTTGTCCTCCGAGTGGTTGTATTGTGTGGTTGTGGTTAGTCTTCTAATTCTTCAATAGCATCATCAATCGCTTGACTTAATACATAGCAACGTAAGGAAACATCAATTGATTCATAGCAATCATCAAGCCACCATTCAGCAGTTTTTTGACGGTCCATAAACCCTTCATCAATTGCTTCGCGGATCAAGTCCTTGTTATCATCAACGTATTCCTTGGCCTTGTTGGCGTTGAAAGTATATGATCCTGAGCCATTGCCAGTTACAGAATCTTCAACCCAAAGTTGTTCGTTGAGTTCTTCACGGTCAACTTCGTTGATATTGATTTCGTTATCCTTGATGAAGTCGATTACATCGTTCTTAACATTTTCAAAGTAGTCATATTGTTGTGTCATTATATTTACCCCTCAATTAATATATTTTAGTATTTTTGTTGTGATTAATAGTGTAAGATTACATTAGTTTAGCAAGTTCGTCAATAGTACCCGTAGAAGTGGTAAGGTCACTGCAATAACAATAACTGTAATGAATACAGCTAAAATACTGTACTTCTTAAACTTGATGAGCTTTTCGCTATCCTGTTCTAATTGCTTAATGTATTCAGGATCAACCAACTTGTAATCCTGTTCAGCGTATTTCTGTAGCTCCTTTTGTGACATCATAATTATCAAAACCTTTCTAATTTGTTTCAGCGGTTATTATTAATCGCTTTATATAGAGTCTTATCGTGTTGATAAGGCTCTCTAAAAACAATTAATAGTGTTCGTTAAGTGTCGTCAGTGTTTGTATGTATAAACCCCGTCCAGTTCAAGCCCCACTTAATAGGCTAATCTTCCCCTTTTATGGTTCATACTCACGATTTATATGCTGCCACCATATAACCCGCCTTGCATTCGCTATCCAGTTTTCAAGCATTCCACTCAGTCCGTGGTAGTGTTTGCAAGTTTTATTTAATTTTCAAAGTTCGCCGTTGTAATTATTTCCCGCTGTGCGGAGGTCATTTTTTAACGGTAACGTTTACGCCCAGTCTGTAGAATTAGCACCATGCTCTCCACGTGCCCTGATCCTTCACCCGTTGCATAGCCTTGTTGGGTAGCTTTCACCATAACCCTAGGTGATAATAACGCCTTATCCAGACCCTTTTCGGTACAGTCTTATTTCAATGCGACTTACTAACGTTTTTTGAATTGGTAACTTTCCAATTAGTTTGAACATTTTATAACTGTGTGGTTATAATAAGGTTATTTATTAATCGCTTCCCTTTTGCGATCGCTTGTTGTTAGACCGTGTTTTTTATTATAACTGTGTGGTTATAAATTGTCAACACCTTTTTCAAATTAATTTTGAAATGATTGATATTGTTTTTTATTGCCGTTGTTCTTTTTGACGATTTTAATTATATAACTGTGTGGTTATAAAGGCAAGCATAAATTTAAAATAAAAAAAACAATAGCGAGAAAATGCTATTGTTGTAAGTCCTTTAAGCGCCTATCTATATCTATTTTCATTTCTTGTAAATCTTTAATATATAAATCTAGATTATCATTAATCGCCGTTTCTAACTTGGTACCAGCTTTAGGAAAAATGAAGCTTCGTGCATTACTTTTTCTATTCCAATAAGTGGCTTTTGATGGGTTCGCCTTTTCGTAGTTATCTTTTGCCTTTATTTGTGATTTATAAACCATTACAACACCCTTCTTTATAACTGTTTAGTTATAAACATTATAACATAATAAAAAACAACCCGTAAAGGTTGTTAATAATGTATATTATAGCTGTTCTAACTTATCAGTAATAACCTTTTGAATATCAATTAGAGCTTGTTTATAGCCTTGTTTGTATTCTACTGATTTTTCTTGTGGTTCGTCGTATTCTCGCGGTTTAGTTTCTTTTACACCAAACTTATTAGGCGGTTCAATAGCCACGTTGTACACTCCCTTTGATATATAATTTAATAAATAAAATTATACCATACTCAACAGAAATAAAACTACACAATCATTGAACATATTTGACTATTATTGACTATACTTGAACATAATTAACAAATATAACTAAACAACCTTGATCATTCTTGACTATATTTGTTTATTTTTAATCAATTGATGTTATAATATATACAGATGAGTGTTAGTGGTCAAGATGTATCACTATACAAAAAGCCTTTTAGTACCGCAAATACTAAAAGGCTTTTATTTTGTAACTACCACTAATCTATTTAATTACTTATGATATTTATTAAGATACCAAGCGACCACAACGGGCGCTATTGCAATAAGTAATTGTAATAGATATTTTAAGATGAGAGTTAACAAGGTCAAAATGTATCACCACCTTTATTTTGAAATAGTATTCAAAAATAATAAATAGTGATAGCGCTTTGAATTATATCATACTTACAACCCTAACAGAATGAGAAAATAACACCCCTTTATTTTTCTATATAAGGAAAGAAAAAATATAATAGAAAAATTAGCAAACAAAAAATAAATATAGGTTGACTATTCAGAATTATGTGTTATTATAATATGCGTAAGCTATTAGAACAGCTTATCAACCCGCATCATCTACGGCTATTCTTATAGTGTAGAAAAGGGGTGTAAGCGTGGTTGATGGCGTTCTGAGCGCCTTTATGCATTTTTCAATCGCTTTATATATATTAAGTATTGCATTACTTAATTTACAAAAGTTTTATAAAAAATTGCATAAGAAAAAGCCAAAACGCAAAAATAAAAAGCGTTAAGGCTTAAAATGCTTATATATTGAGGGAACGTGGCGCCGTTCCCTTTTTGTTAATTGTATAATACCACAATAAAAAGGGTGTGTAAAGTTATGCAAATTATTATAAATAGTTTAGTTTTATTAGTTAGTATTTTTTTAGTTGTGTTGAGTGTTCTCAATTTTAGAAAGTTTATTAAAAAGTTAAAGGGGTAATAATTAAGTGCCAAAGCCCAGAAAATTAACAGACAAACAACGAAAAGAAAGCGCAATAAATAGCGTTAAAAAGTGGAAATCTAAAAATAAAGATAAAGTAAATTATTATCAATATAAAAGTAAGGCGGTAAACTTTATAAATAAAAAATCTACTGAAGAAGATTTAATTTTCTTAAAAAATTTGATTGATAATAAATTGCTGGAATTAAAAAATAAAGATAACGATATAGGGTAGCACGTTAATATATAGCGTGTTGCCCTTTTGTATTGCGGTGATATGGTAGCGATTACATAATGATGTATATAGTGTAGCAGTATATAGGTAGTACAGTGATATGATGATGTGTGTAGTAGTGTGTATGATATTGATATGATAGTGTTATGCGTGTCTATGTATAGATGTATATAGGTTAGTGAGTGAGTAACGTTACATAGTGATGTATAGTGTATTGATGTATATAATGTATTGAGTTAGTAACTGATTTACGTTTGTAGATATTAGATTGTCAAGGCGGAGAGTATAGTGTTGTATGGGGTGATTAGTATGTTTGATATATGATAATGTTTTCATATGTTATTGTAATGATGTAGTAAGTGAGTAGTATATTGATATGTATGTATTGAGTGAGTAAGTTTGGTTTATATGTATGTTGGTTAGGTTAGTTATTTATTATATTAGGGGGTGTGAAGTGAGTTATTAAGTGAGTGAATTTATTGGTGTGTTTGTTTGGTGAGCGGTTGTGGTGTGATGTAATTAGTGAATTTATTTGGCGGTGTGAAGTGTGTTTTACTGGGTGTAGTGTTAGGTTGTTAAGGCGTGAAGTGGTGTGTATTAATTAGGTGTTTGGTGTGATATGTGTGGATGGGTGTTATTGAGTGTGAAGTGTGTTTGATTGTGTGATAGCTGATTACTATATACCAAATTCGATATATTTAAATTAGTGAAAAAGCACCCTACCTCTCAACTGAAATAAATATATTAAGTTTACAACTGTAACCCCTTATAAATAATAATCGCCCTTATCAAAAGATAGGGGCTTTCTTTTTCGATATTAAAATATTCTTGTAATCGTTTACACACGATAACAACTATTATTGTGTCTTAAATTTGCAAATAGGCGGGGGTTATTTTACTCAAAACGCCTTAATTTTTAGGGTAAATTTTAGGGTAGTTGCTTCACTCACACACCACAAAAATTTCTCCATTCACCCCATTTCTCGCACCCTATCACCCCTCAAATATCCCAATAAATTAATACCAAATTCACTATTTTCAAAACTATGAAAATATCTTTCATAATCTTTCAACACAATACTCTACCCATTCCTCTCACCCTTCTCCATTCAACTATAAATAAAGAGCCTAGGAATCCATCCTAGACTCTAATTCATCTCATTATTAATATATTCTTCCAAGCTAACCCTGATATCATCATCCAAATTAGCAATATACTCCCTATATTTACTCACATTACTCTTGTTAATACTACTAATTACATACAATACATACCCTTCGTATAGACCATCTGGACACTTTAATAATCGCTGCATTAATCTCATCAAATAGTAATACTGTTCATCATAACCATCATTCATATATTTATTCTCAAATACATAATATGCAGTCCAAATAATATTATCGTCCCTATTTTCTAAACTGGATATATCCCACAGTTCCTTAATTATAGTATCTAGTTTAATAATCTCCACTGTCGTTTTCCCCATTCTTATATTAAACGTATGTTCCCTTGTTATAATACACGAACGAATGTTCTTTATCAAGTATTATTAGGAAATAGATACATATATCTCTTTGTAGTACATTTTTATATTTATGTTCTTATTATTGAATGACAAATTATTCTAATTTATGAAAATATTGCGCACCCAAAATAGTCGTTTTTTGAAACAAAGAAAATTACGCTCTCGCTTTCATAGCAATTATTTTCATAAAATCACGCAAAACCACCCTAATTTGCAGCCGATAAAATCTTCGAAACTCCCTATGAGCAATTTATTAATTCACAAACTTTCATCTTCTATACAGACAATATTACCGAATTCAATTATACTTTGTGAATTTTTCTTCACTAATTCAAGAATTCAATTTCAAATGACTAAAATATGAGCCAAAATTGTTATGAAAACATTGTTTTATGCACACCTAACTTCTTTATGAAATAATCTACTTTACTGCATAAAACTAAAAATTCCTCAATCCTAATATTTCGCACCCTACTACTCATGCAACTAACCCTATCGAAACTCCCTATTCTTCGTTTCAATATTTTTGTTCAAATTACTAAATTTCCTTACCAAAAATGAACCAATACGAAGTCCTACTTAATAAGATCTAATAGTACTTTTTTATAATTATTATTCACTTAGCACATCTATTAGTACACTTTCGATAATATAGGAATTTTCAAGCATTCAATTTTAGAAAATTTCACAAACTAAAAAAGGGTGCGGGGTATTTTTACTCTAATAACCTATAATTATATATTTCGTATTGGTTCATTATTTTCACGTAAACAATTTTCCATACTTTCACTGCTATTTACCCATTATAATAGGGAAAAATCTTCTATCCTCCCTTACTATTTTTATTACCGCTTGTGAAGTCATCAAAAAATGCTGTTTCATTTTTATGTAATTATTTTTTCTTGATTTTTCTCTTCAAAAGCAGCCAAATATCAACGTGGAATAGGCTTAACGAGTCGTAAGTCAAAAGTACATTAATTTATCGAAATAAGCTTTTAACCCCATTATTCATTGTTCGTTTTGATTGTTTATGGATAACAATTATGTAGTTAAATTATCGAAACAGATATTCTACAAGTCCTTTAAATAAAAAACAGCGATAGTAAATAATTACCACCGCTGAAATAGCATCTCGCCCACCTCCTTTCAGAATTAACCAAGTAATTCATCAATTAGGTGCTTGAGAGCCTTTTTAATTGCAACCTTTACACAATGCATCAATTGCTTAACGAGCCCATTAGGCACGATCAATACTAAGAGTATAAACTTCACGGGGAATTCACCCCTTTGACGTGTAAGTTTGGGTCGTTACTCCCGACACGCATTAATATTGTATCATACTATTTTTGTGTTATAATTTATATATCAATACTAGAGTATCGGCACGCAAATTGGATTCAGTTCGTTACTTGATCCGTACCGGTATAACGTGGGGTACCTGAAAAGGTATCCTTTTTTTGTTTTTAAATGTGTTATAATATAGTCACTAAAATGATGACATTTACCGAGTGCAAATTGATTTAAGTTGATTACTTAAATTGAGCCGGTATAACATGGGTGCCTTAATCGGCATCCTTTTTGTTTTAATTCGTGTTATAATATGAGTATCAAGATAAGAAAGATATACCTAATATTCATTGGTTTCAGTTGACTACTTAAACCGTACTCATGTAATGTAGGGGCGCCCTGATAGGCGCTTTTTTTGTTTAAAATAAAAGCCACAGCAAGTAGTCAATCTGTTGCTGTGGCTTTTCATATTTTATATTCCTTTATATGTTTGGTTCCGATTAAATCATATATAATCAGATTAAGTATTACGATAACATATCCAAATTAGGCCTGTTTTTCAATTTAGAACTTAAAGAACTGTCATTAGTTTTAGAGTCATTATCGTTTTTCTTATTCCCAATTCTTGTCCTTAATTTGCGTTTGGGCTTTTCTTCAACATCAACATCAGCACTCTTTTCTGCCGACACCTTTTCTTCTGGCTTTGAAACTGAGTTAATTGTACCTAACTGTCCATCTAAGCTTGCACTATCTAAAATAGCTTGGATAAGATCACCAGTTCCATATTTTCTAACTACCATTTCTAATGCTCTAATGGCAGCTGGAGAAAATTGCGACTGATTTTTAGCCCATTCTGCAACTTTTGAATCCTCAGGAATAAGGATAGTTTTTCTAATCATTTTCGCCATAAAAATCACACTCTCTATAAGGCTTCAACAATTACTTGCAATCCTAATTCATTTAAATACTGTGCATATTCTTTATCAATCCAAATTACTGGGACATCATATCCACCACTGAAGCTCTTAAGTTTTTCATTTAACACTTCACGAAGATTACTTTCATCCAACATTGGAATAGAACCTCCGCCATAAACATAAACAAGCTCAGTATCCTTAGCAATACGCATTGTTTGACTAACTGTATCAATGATTTTGTCAGCTAATGGTTCTAATTGGTCATAAACTACTTGACGTACTTTATCTTGGCGAGCTCGACGCAATGGACTGACCTTTTCAGATAAGAAACTCTGTAATTGTGAACGCTCTTCAAAGTTCATTTGTTGATCTTG